AGTCTCGCAACGGGTTATCCGTTGCCGGCAGTGTACCGATCCCCCTAACGGTTTCGCAAGCATCCCGGGCCGGGCCGGTTTTTCGCCAGCCCGGCCCGGGTGTGCATTGCCCCCTACCCCCTCGCCTTTGCCGCTGCCTTGGCCAGTTCTGTCGTCAGGTCGAACGGCAACCCCCGCCATTCCGTCCCGTCCCCCGGTGTCGCGGGACATCCTGCGGCCGGGGCGGGCGGCGGATTGAATTGCCGCCGGGTGTCCCGGCCAAGAATCGCCATTCTTGCCGCGGCCGTGCCGATTGCATCTTGGCCTATAGCGGCCGTGCGGCTCTTGCCGATGGCCCGGTTCGGGACGGTGCCGGTATAGGGGACGTGGGGCTTTCCCCGCGGACCCGTTTCCATCGTCGGCGGCAGCGGGATATAGGCTATCCGTGTGGCCGACCCGGGCCAGTAGAGCGGTCGGCCGTTCGGGGCTCTCCCCGCCATCGGGCGGCCCATTGTCCCGACGACGACGACACGGTAGCGGGTCGGCTCAGGCCGTCCCTTTACGGGCCGGCGGCGGGCCTTGCGTTGCCGGTCGGAAACGTACCGCAGCCCCTCGCGGGTTGCGGTTTCGATGGCCTCTAAAATCCTATCGGGCCGGGGTTGCCGGGCGTCATCCGAAACGCCCCGGAACGGCGATTTGTTCCGCCCCTCTTCACTTTCCCGGCTCCCGGGGTCACGGAGATTTTTCCGGACGGCGGCCCGTTCGCCCCGCTTGCGAATTCGATCCGTTTCGGTATCCCCGGCCCACCCCCTGACCCGCCATCGTCGGCACGTTCGGAAAATGTAGTGGAGCGGCGTAATTTCGGCCGGGATCGTCCCGGTGATTACGTCAAATATGATCCGGCCGGAAATTTCGTCCCGGTCGGCCGGGGATAGGCTCGCCGGACTGTCCGGGGCGGACCATTTTCCGACATAGCCCCGGACGATTCTAAGGGCCGCGGTGGCGGTATCGTCAGGCCATTTCAGCGGGTTGCGTTCGTTCGTCTCCATTGTTATCCCTCCGTTGTAAAGCGGACTGAGCCCGGAACAATTCCGCCGGGAAACATTCCCGACGACACCTACATAGACTATCGGCATTCCACCTTAGGTCAACAATTATTTTCCGGAATTGTTCCTGCCACAGTCCGCTGTATATTGTCGCCACCGACGACGACGAACGGACGGTATAAACGTCCCGACGACGACGCCGACGACGATACGCGGACCTGCCCTGTAATATACAGGCAGTCGCGGGGCAAAGATTTTCGGATTTTTGTTCCGCCGTCAGTCCGCTATCTAATGTCCGATCCATCGGACGCAAGGGAGTAACGGTTTACTCCATGTGTATGCGGGCAGTCAAAGGGAGGTCTTATGATCTGTGCCGACAGTTTTGACCTGTACATGAACTACAGGCTCCGGGTGCGTCCGTACAACACGGACCCGTGGGATGTGCTGTGGACAGCCTTGTGCTTCGCCCAGCGTTACTAGGCCGAAACCTGCCTACGGGCAGGTCCACCCGTGAAGCGGGTGCTGATGAGGCCAGTTGCCTACAGGAGTCTTTCCATGTACCAGCCCGAACGGCTGGCGCGCTGGAAGATGCCCCGGGATTACTTCGGTGCCGAATGGCCGGAGTACTACTCCTCGGGTGTCGGGCGTTCCAGGGATTCGGACTGCCTGGAAGAATCCAACTTCCATGCCATGCTGGCAGCCCTTGGTGGTGAATCGGACACCGTTCGCGTTGTCCGTGAATCACACTGGGCGGTCGGCTGGGTGGAGTGGATTGCTATCCATGAGTCCGACGAAAAGGCTCTCCGTGAGGCCGATAGGCTGTGCGGCGAGTTGAAAGATTATCCCATCTTGGACGAAGAGGATCACTCTTCCCGGGAGTGGGAGGAATGCGAGCGCGTCTGGTCGGACTGCTATACGGCCAGGGAGCGTGTTCGGTATCTGCGGCGGGCCCGATGCACGGAGCGATTCCGTGATCTACGGGCAGCCGTGAATGGTGACTGGCATGCGGCGGCGAATCTGCTGCCGTGTCCTAGCGACATCATTTACTAGACGGGATCCGGGTCCGGGCAGTGGGTAATGGGTACAGCCGGGCGTTAGGCCCGTGCCGAGGCCATGCGGCCGTTAGTGCGGCGCTCACTGCCCGGGTTCGGCTGCCGGTGTCCGAATAGCCCCCTCTGGGCAAAACGCATTCGACGGGGTGCGTAGTCAACGCGGGGAGGACCGCCACGCAAGTGGCCTGCGATCCAACCGTTGGCGCAGAGGGTGCTATTCGGCTGCCGTTAGCAGTCGGTTTCTCTTCATGGAGGTGCGTATGGTCGCAAGATCACGCACCGCCCGGCCGCTCGGTGTCATTCTGCACCGGGGCCAGTCTGAATTCGACGGTGCGCCGTATGTGGTGATCATGCCACTGGGCAAGCCGTCCAAGAATTCCAAGACGGGCAAGATGCTACAGACCTATATCATTAGGTCGCATATGCATCCGGTCCAGGCGGTGCGCTCAGGTGGCGATTCGGCCATCTGCGGTGATTGCCCGATGCGTGGGCTGGTGACGTTTCCGAAGCGTACGCCGCGGAAGAAACGCCAGCGCCACCGGGCCTGTTATGTCAACGTCGGGCAGGGACCGGCCACGGTCTACGGTGCGTTCAAACGTGGACGCTATGTGGACTATGTGCCCGCCCTGCATGACCAGTTCATCCGGGGCCGAAAGGTGCGATTCGGCACCTACGGCGAGCCGGTGCTGATCCCCTTGGAGCTGGTGGCTCATCTGGCCAGTCTGTCGGCCGGCTGGACGGGCTACACACACCAGTGGGCGAACCTCGCCTTTCGGGACTACCAGCGGTTTCTCATGGCGTCAGTCCATGGGAAGACCGGGCCCTGGTCCCGGGAGCATGCGAAGAGTCTCGGCTGGCGAACCTTCCGCACTATGCGGGATGGCGAGCCGGATGATTCTGAGGTTCTCTGCCCGGCATCTGCCGAGGCGGGGAAGCGGTTGACCTGCGAGCGGTGCAACCTGTGCGACGGTGCCGGAAGGCGCAGGGCCGGGCTGCAACTGGTGGACGTTTACATCCCCGGGCACGGTGGCAAGGCGATTATGTCTGCCATCCGCCACCTGCCCATCCTTCAGGCGTGACGCCGCGTGGCGTTACCTGTACACTTGGACAGTCCTAGGAGGTGTGACATGGTCGATGCGTACTACTCCAACGACCTCAAGTGTTGGGTTCGTCTGGAGCGTCAGATAGATGGCGAGTGGTGCCATACGTCTGGGTTTTCTACCCGAGAAGCGGCCATGCGTGGCCGGGAGGTGTGACATGACGAGTCTAACGGGCCGCCTAGTGCGGGCGGCCGATGATCTGCGGGAACTGCGGATCGATCTTCACAACTTGGCAATTCGGCTGCTGGAAGACGACGCGGGCCTATCCGCTGAGTCTTACTGGCTGCTGGATCAGGTGTTTCAGCGGGTCGGCGGGCTGGCTGCTGTCAATGCCCGGAAGCGTGATGATGGCAGGTTTTATATCCCCCCAATGGCAAAGGTGTGACATGGAGTATCTGCATGACCGCTACCCGCAGGCCACATACCTGCGGGTGCCCTATACGGGCCGCAAGGGGTACACGCAATCGGGCTACGGCAAGCGGTTGCCAACCGACTGGGCCGTGCGGATTGGCAAGAGGCTGCACCGGGTGCGGTGCATGTGCTGGAGCAACATCGGCACCTTGTGGGTGCGGGTGCGAGGTGAACAACTGATCTTTGTGGACTGCTATCACAAGCAGGAGGTGTGACATGCGAAGGCTGGACGACGAGCCGCTGCAATGGCGGTACGGGATCACACTGCGTGGCCTGTGGCTTGCATCCAACGGGCAGTGGTTGCGGGATGGCTCACACCCATCCGTGCAGCACTGGCCGACGATGGAGCAGGCGCGGGCGTGGCGGGAGCGTCACATGCCCGGCGAGTTGGGTGCATGGGCCGAGGCCATCGGGATTTTCCAAGGCGGCGTCAATGTGACTGCCGCTGTTCATGGCGAGGAGGCGTGACATGCGACGAGAGACGATCCTGACACTGCGGATTACCTGGGACACCGATGAGGTGGAACGCCCAGGTGCCTGGGACTGGGCCACGCTGATCGATGCCGAGCGTGGGCATGTGGAGATTCTTGCGGACAGCGACTGGCAGTGCCGCAACCAACTGTTAACCGAGGAGGTGTGACATGCCCGACTACGACTGGCTGGGCTACGGGCTGCTGCTGAAATTCAGCAACGGCACCGTGTTCATGCAGGGTGACGAGGCGTCGGAACTGTACGACCAACTGGAGGCGTGTGCCACCAGTGAAGAGATCGATCTGCTTCTAGGTGACTACGCCGAAATGGCGGAGGAGGAAAGCGATGAGTAGCCTGTGTCTCCATGCCGGCGGCAAGCTGGCTGGGCTGGATGAGATCAGGGGTCTGGCAATGCCGGCCCCTACGGATACGTGGACCCCTGTGCCCCATGATCTGGTCATCGATCATGTGACCAGAACCGTGGAGTCGTCGGGCCTGGCAGTCAGTGAGCGGTCATTCGCCATTGCCAAGGACGGGATGCGCATGTTCGGCATCCTCACCCTGGCAGGTGGCACGGACTATGCGACGACGATTGGGGTGCGGAACAGCCATGACAAGACCTTCCCTGTCGGGCTGGCACTGGGGAGTCGGGTGTTCGTCTGCGACAACCTCGCCTTCTCCAGTGAGGTGACGATCAGCACCAAGCACACACGCTATGTGCTGGACAGGTTGCCCCGGCTGATCGCAGACGGGGTGGCCCGGCTTGTGCAGAGGCGGGTCCACCAGGAACGCAGGCTGGAGGTCTACAAGGAGACGCCCGTGCAGGGGCTGGCACACCTGCATGATCTGGTGCTGCGGACCTATCGGGCCAAGGCCATCCCGGCCCGTGCGATTGCCGAGGTCTTGCAGGAATACGAGGAGCCGAAGCATCCGGAGTTCCGGCAGCCGACGCTCTGGGCCTACTTCAATGCGGTCACCGAGGTTCTCAAGACCTACGGTGAACTGCAACCCCGGACGCAACGGTTGCACGGGGTGATCGATGCGGATTGTCCGAAACTTCTGGCGGTCTAGGAGGCGAGCAATGGATGACCGACACGTTGTGCATCTGGTCTTGACCGAGGTGCAGCAGGCCCAGTTGCGGCATGCGGTGGCCTACTGGGCCGACCTCAAGCGATTGTGGCGGGAGGAGGCTGGACTCCCGTACACTGCCCATGAAATCGCCGCCGAACAGGTGGCCGATATGGTGTGGAAACTCACCGGGGGGGATTTGCAGCATGCCTAAAGAGGGGGTGTGGGAGTTCACGTTCATGGCGGTGCAGGCCGGCGAGACACGGCGGCAAGCCTTGGAGGCCGTGCTGGAGTATCTCGCAGAGCAGGCAGACAAGGGGGAGTTGGAGCCGACGACGGTGGAGCGAATCGAATAAGGCACCAAGGAGGTGTGCAATGTGGGCGGTGAGAACCAAGGAGGAAATCCTGGCGGTGTTCAATGACCGCTGGGAGGCAGAAGAGTTTGCCCGGGAGTGGCGTTCACTCCATGGGGTGAGGTGTAAGGTAGTGCGCACGGAGAACTGAGATGAAGACCATAGTGCATGTCAACCAGCACATCATCCGCTCCAACTCCAAGACGGGGCAGAGGATGCCGGTGCTGACGGTCAAGACCTACAAGGACAACACCTACGCCCACTCCGTGCGGATCGATGGGCCATGCGTGGTGGTGTACAGCCCGGACAAGCCGCTGTCATGCGGTGCGAAGGTGTGGATCGAAACCCAAGGCAACGTGGAGAGAATCGCATGAGTTATCGACCGATTGGCAAGCGGCTCCGTGAGTGGGTGCAGGCCCGCATCGATGCGGCGATCCTGCCCCAGGTGCGGAGGTGCGTGGCAGATGTGGCCCAGCCGGTGGACCACCAGCGGCTGGCCTTAGAGGTCGGCTGTTTGCAGGAGTTCCGCCGGGAGCTGGCCGCTTCCATGCAAAGCGAGGTAAGCGAGACGTTGACAGAGCGGCTGGTGGACGAGATCGACCTGGACGATCTGGCAGACAAGGTCGCAGCCCGGAGATCGTTTGATATCGATGCGGAGGATGTCGCCCGCCACATGGATGCGGAAGATGTCGCCTCCTATGTGGATGTGGATACGGACACCATCGCAGAGAAGGTAGCCGAGGAGATCGATGTGTTTGAGTGCGTGGACTACGACCGACTGGCGGCGGCGCTGGTCAGCAAACTGAAGGAGGTGTTGGCATGAGTTATCGACCCATGTTTCTGGTTGGCCGGGAGTGGGCTGGCAATGCCCTGCGATTTGCCACCCAGGCAGAGGCAGAGCAGTCTGCCTTGGAGTTGATGGGCCGGTGGTTCATGCCATCGGACTACCGAGTGGACGAGGTGGATGACGAGGTAAACTATGGGTTCGATCCTGTACGCGGGAATGTCCCGCTGGAGGTGGTCAATGCCAACGATTGAACTGACCGACGAGCAGGCCGACGAGCTTGAAGATGCCGTGGCCTGCAGGATCGACGACCTGGATCGCAGGCTCCGGGAATCCGCACGTTCAGACGATGACCCCGGTGTCATTCAGGTCAGGCATGTGCAGTCTGTCCTGTCCGACATCCTGGAACTACTGGAGATTGCGTGATGCGAGTGCTGGACCTGTACTGCGGGGCAGGGATGGCGGCAGATGGGTACTACGACGCCGGGTTCGATGTGGTCGGGTGGGATGTGAGGCACCAGCCGAGTTACCCCTTCCAGCTCCATCGGGGCAGTGCCTTGGATGCCCTGGAAGATCGGGCCTACCTGCGGGAGTTCGATCTGATCCATGCCTCCCCGCCATGCCAAGCCCACACTAGGGCGAAGCACCTACGGGAAGCACAGGGTGGCAAGAGTAAGTACGACGACCTGCTGACCCCCACCCTGGCACTGCTGCGAGACTGCGGCGTGCCGTGGGTGGTGGAGAATGTGGTCGGTGCGCCCGGCATGGAGGGCGCCGTGGTCGAATGCGGCTCGGCCTACGGGCTGAAGGTCCGCCGGCACCGCCTGTTCCTGGCGTCCTTCCCCCTAGTGGGATCAGGCTGCAAGCACAAGGAGCAGGGCAAACCAGTGGGTGTGTACCACGTAATGGGCGACACCTGCAAAGGCGTGTGCAAGAAGACTGGCAAACTGGTGGTCGGCGGGTCCACTGCCAGGACGGTGGAGGAGGGACGCGCAGCCATGGGTGTCAGCCGCATGATCACATGGAACGAATTGAAGGAGGGCTTCCCGCCTGCGTACACTCGCCACGTTGGCGAGCAGGCGATGGCCTACCTGTTGAGGAGGGAGGTGGCCTGATGTTCGACGTTCTTTCCCCCGATGGTTTGTCGATTGAGCAGGACGAGTACTACCCCACGGTGGACGAGGCCCGGGCGGCGGCAGAGTTGTTTGCCCATCGGTTCTCCGCCCAGGGTTTCTATTCGACGTTTCGCTGGGAGCGTATCCCAGTGACCGAGATCGTCGGCCGGTGCCGGATTGTGGAAGTGGACCCCGAGGAGGACGAGTGATGCCATACCCGGACAGCGAGTACCCGTCTGTGCTGCGGGGGTACGACAAGCGGCAGAGTCAGCGGTTGCTGGCGGCGGCGCCGGCCATGCTTGATCGGTTGAAGTCTCTTGTCGGAGGGGCTGAGTGCGAGTGCGACAAGGCCGACGACCAGCACCCGCTGTGCGACATCTGCTGGTCCCATCAAGTCATCGCCAAGGCAGAAGGGAGGCCCGATGCCTGACATCATTATCCACTCCCTGCTGTTGTATGAACTGGACGACGGCGACGACGCCCAGCAGATTGTTGACGAAGAGGTGCTGTGCGACACGCCGCTGGTTGTCATCCCTGCGGAGGAACCACATGCCTGATCACACACCCGGACCATGGTCTGTCATCCCCACCCCATACGACCCGGACCACACCCACAAGATCATGTACGACTGCGTCCATGAGGGATGGCGCCGGATCGGGGCTGTGGGGGGAGTGTTCGCCAAGGACAGCGACGAGGCCAAGGCGAATGCCCGGCTCATGGCAGCGGCCCCTGAACTGCTGGACGCATGCAAGGAGTTGCTGATCTACCTCGGGGACTGGGATGACATGGACAACGAGACATGCCATGCGGCACGGCATGCCATTTCACTAGCGGAGGGAACCGATGGCAAGGATCGACGGGTGGACTGACCGGAAGGTAGACTACGCTATCGCCCTGCTGGTGCAGGCGGAGCAACTGGCACGGGACATAGAGCCTGATCTTTACGAGAAGATCAGGCGTTTCCTTTTGGAGGAGGCATGATGCGGGTCACACGCACGCCTGACGCCACGCACTACGACGGGGAGGGCGAGCATGCTCACCTGCATGCCACCGTCTCTCGCCTCACGGTTTCGCGGTTCGACCGGGACAAGTCGGGCTTTCTCTTACAGTGCATGGAGGACTACCCGGATGGCCGGGCCATGGAGTACACCTACGGGAACATCGCTCCGCTTGGCAAACGCATGGCGGAAAGCGCCGCCGAGCGGTGGGTGAATGGAAGAAAGATACCGATCAAACTGGAATGGAGGTGAGCGATGGCTGACATTCAGTTCACATTCGACGAGCTGCTGATCCTGCACCGGGCCTTGCGAGAGGCCATGTGGCTGGAGCGGGCACGCATCATGTCGTCACTGGACGGCGAGGCTGCCACGCACAGGTTCAATGCCATGAAGATTTTGCTGGATCGGATACACACGCGCGGCCTGGAGCATGCTGGTAAGGTGCCAGCAGGCGAGGTCGCAGTAGAGGGAGGGGATGATGACTGAGATTGAGATTGTGCAGGATCTGTTCAACACGCTTGGCATTCACGGGTCTGTGCATGGCCCGGTCAGCATCGCTGACTTTGTCGCTGGGGCGCACGGGCTGCGGGACATGGGCCGCGACTCCTCCTCTGACCCGCGGCACATCATGCAATGCATTCGTCGCATGCGTGAAGGAATCGGGTCACGGTACTTCCAGCAGCTCATCGACACGCCCGCCGATGTCGATGACATGTGGGTTCACTACTGGTGCCCGCAGCCGGCCGGCGTAGACCTTGCCAAGGCCGACTGCCCAGCCGGCACCATCCCGCTGTGGAGCAACGGCAAGGCCACCGTGTTCACCCGCCTGACGAAGGACAAGCACGGGAATGATGTGTTCGATTTCGCTGTCTGCTAGGAGTCTGCCATGTACAAGGATGTACTGCGGATGCTGCAGTTGCTGTCAACTGCCATCCTGATTCTGTTGGCTGGGAAGTTGCAGGATATTTGCCTGACCATTCTTATGGAGGTTCGCAATGGAGGTCGTTGACTTTCTGGTTGGTGCGTGCGGTATCATTGCCTTGGGTTACTGGCTGAGTAGAGGTGACTGATGATCCATCTGTACGCCCGTGTATCTACCGACAAGCAGGAGAACGGCCGGGAGGCCCAGGCCAGCCGGCTCCTGGCCTGGGTGGGGGACAAGGGCTATCAGTTGTGGGTGGATGAGGATGTCTCAGCCTACCGCAACCGCCTGCCTGACCGGCCGGCTGGGAAGAAGATGTACGACGCCCTGGAGGAAGGCGACACGGTGGTCATCACCAAGATCGACCGTGCCTTCCGCCGGATGTACGACTTCGCCGTCACACGCGAGCAGTGGGAGAAGCTGGGCGTGCAGTTGGTGATCCTGGACCTGCCCGACAATCTGTCGGGTCCGCACGGTAGGTTCTTCCTGTCGATGCTCGTCGCTGCCGGCGAGCTGGAGTCGGAGATGCACGGGCTCCGTAAGCGGGAGGTCTACGCCCACAAGCAGCGGCAGGGCGTGCCCTATGGTACGCTCCGCCCCTTCGGCTGGTCGGTCAAGACCACCGCCGCAGGTATGGAGTGGGTCCCCAACGACCGAGAGCGGGCCGCATGCCAGCAGGCCATCGCCCTGAAGGAGCAGGGCAAGAGCCTGTTTGAAATCGCTATCGCCCTGTCTGCGGCCGGCGTGAAGAAGCCTCGCCGGAGGAAGGATTGCTCCGACTTCTATCACGTGAAAGACATTCACCTGATGGTCCGGGCGGCGGCAGCCGGATATCCAAAGATTGCGCGAGAATCTTTGCGAGGGCCCGGCTACGAACAGAGGCTAGCCGAAGCGAGATCCCGTGGTCGGCCGCTATAGTTCGCAGGGTATGCCCCTTCTGGAATCGGTCCTGCGCTAACGAGTGGTGTTCGTCCAGGTCGCGGATCGCCATGCCCAGGTAGTCCGGAGACTCCACCACATGGACGATCTCGCCGGCTTCCTCCAGGCTGATCTTGCTGGAGCCGGGCTGGCGGCTGGACTTCTTCACCGCCTTGCACATGGAGTTGAGGACAGCTCGGGCGAAGTACGCCTTGGGGTATGGCAGTCTCTTCTTGTCGTACGTGCGGGCCGCCTTGGTCAGGGCCAGGAACCCTTCCGCCTCCAGGTCGGGCAGCATGGCTGCCTTCTGCCAACCGGGGCGTGCCTTCAGGAAGAACCTCGCCAACATCCTGGCGAGCGGAACGTACTCAGTGACTAGGTCTTGTCGATGCTTTGAGAGTCGCGATCTCTGTCTCATGTTGGTCCAGCCTGGTTTCATGCTCGGCCAGCGCGTCTCGCAACTCCTGCACCATTGCAGGCAGATGCTCCACGGCACTGGCAATCACCGCCACCTTGGCATGGATGCTGAAAGCCCACGGCACCACTGCCGCAGAGGCGCTCACCAGCACCAGCCACATCTCAATCTCAGTCATCGCTGGACCTCCGAACCATGCTGACCAGCATCAGCCCTGCGTAGGGGTGAAGCTGTCCCTCCTCAACGTGCAACTTGATCATTTCCTCCGCCCGGTACGCCTCGTCGGGCGGGAACTGGTAGATGTGGGTGTGCCCATCCAGCGCGGCGACAAGTCGCTTAATGCGTCGAACGCCCCGACCCGTACCGACCTCATGTCTGTGCGATTGATAATCCATTTGGCTATCCAATTACTGACCAGCGAAATGATGATGGGCAGCACAAAGATCAGGAATATGGAGCCGCACTCCGGGTTTGCCTGGACGAACGACCGCCTGATCTCACGCCTGTACGCCCGCATGTTGACGGGCGGATCCGGGGCAACCAGCAGGGCAGTGAGCGCGACCGTCTTGGCGTAGTCGCTGAGTCCGCGGGCACCTGATTCCCTCAAGCACTGGTCGGCTATGTCCGTGGCACGCATTGGCCGTTCTCACATTTGGTACTACCAACCCTACGCGGTGGCTGGATGGGGATCGGGCGCGGCGGCGCCGCAGGTGGCGGGGCCGGTGGAGGTGGGGGTGCAGGCGGAGGGTCAGCCGGCCGCTTGCACTCGCAGTCAGACGGGCAGGGGCACGGAGTTGTGTGCCCATCGCCGTGGACAATGACGCCGTTCCTGCAGGAGCCGCAGCACTTCTTGGCCACGGGCTCAACCGCCGCAGTGTGCAGGGTGTAGGCCGCTTCGACCGCCACCCGCTCAGTGAGGATGGGGGCAGCGAACATCGCCAGGAACCAGAGCAAACTATCCATGGCGGAGCAGTCCTATGGTGCCGTAGTCAGGCAGACGCTGCGGTGGGTAGCCGTCGATGGACCCGTACACCCAGCAGTCGCCGTCCTCCACGCAGACATTGAAGTCGTCGGCCGATGTCAAGATCATCCCCGGCACCCACTCGCCGTACTCCTTGGGCCAGCCCTTCGGCTTCTGGTTCCAATGCCACCAAGAATTGGGGATCATCCACACGCGGAACGGGAAGAACTCCTTGGTGTCGTCGTAGCCGGCGATGGCCATGTCATGTTTCCACCCACCCGGCGTGCGGTAGTGGACGCCCTTGGCGTTGGAGTCCACTGACCAGGACGCATACTGCCCGGAGTGAGCGGCGTACCCATTGAACAGGGCGTCCATCAGGTCAGCCTGCGACCGGACCTGTGTGATCACGCCCACCTTATTCTTGCGGCAAAGCTCGCGGACGCTCTCCGGCACACCCGACCGCCCCCAGCGGGCGCCGATGGAGGAGTCGTACTTCGACAGGTCCACCACCCCGTCGTACTTGGTGCGAGCCAGGAAGCCAACGTCCCGCTCAAACCTGGACGCCAAGCCCGGGCTCATGCCCTGGCCGCCATGCCCACGCGCCCCGTAGGTGGGCTCGGTGGCGCCCATGCGGAACCACTCTTCGGGCTCCTTCTTCACCAGGATCTCAACCGCCCTGGTCATGTCCCGGGCATTGCGACTACCGTGGCTGACGCAGTTATGCACTGCGTACCCGTTGGCGATGAATGCGTGGTCGCACTCCACCTCCAAGCAATAAACCGTTCCAGCAAACGGCGATACCTCAATGCTGGCAACCCGCGCCGAGAATCCGCCATCGACCTTTACGGTCAGCGACCTCCGCCCGCCTTCCAATGCTGGTGGTCGGAGCTTCGCTGGAAACAAAGCGGCTGCGCTGTCGCCGTAGAAATGCACCTCGGAGGCGACCTTTGACCTGCCCCGCGGTTTGCGAGCGACCTCCGTGCATCGGATGCCGCAGGACATGGACAAGTATTTCATGTCCCTGACAAGACCGCGGCATACAGATACGCCGCTGGCTCGGCACATCTTGTACTTGGACTTATGCCTAAGTCCGTTTTGCACATGCCCATCGCCCTCCATCCAGCCGCGCACGCACGCAAGACGAACGGCCGATGGCGAACCAAGGATTTCTTTAGGGACCCGCTTGGTATAGGTGTTCCCCTCGCCGCACGCCCGATATATCCACCTTGCAAATGGCGCGCACGGAAACTCAACGAACAGACAATTCGGCTTTGATGGCAGCACCCGAATCTTTGCAGGCACTCCGAGCTTGTCCTGCAAAATGCTGCGCAAGCACTTGGCGATATGAACCTCGTCGCGGCACAGGTTCCACACAAGGTTGGTAGCCGCGCCGCGTTTCGACTTTCCTGTTGACCCTTCGGCAAGCCATAGGCCGATGACCCACGCCATGTCGGCGTCCAAGGTTACATGCCTGTTGCACTCGTACTTAGCCCCGGAGATCCGCACCTTGCCATCGCCGGCTCGGATTCGTCGGGGCTTGGATGCAACCTGCGCAAACTCATTCGGGTCTTGCGAGCATCCATCCTCATTGGCAAGGTCTATTGTGTGCAGATGCTCGCTGGCAATGCTTGTCGCCGGCAGCAGCACCCGCGATCCCTGGGCCAGTGCGTCGGCCCGAACCCAAGCCCTCTCTGATTCATTCAGCGGCGAGACGAACAGGTGGTCGGGAGTTGCTACAACAGCGTCCAAGCACCCCTCTGCACGCACGGAAACGACGCTGCCTGTGTACGGCTTGCTGAATGTCGAAAGCACTCGCCGCTTCCCGCCGAAAGGCGATGCGATAATGTCTCCACTCAGCACATCTTCAATGGCCTTTTCGGTGCCGTCGCCCATTCGCACAAGGGTGCCGGCAACGAAGCAGTCTCCAGTCGTTTGCTTCTCAGTAAAACATTTGGAGTCCAGCTTCTGTGCGTACTGCCAAAGGAGCGCACGCTTCCCGATGCCGACGCCTTTGATGTTCGGTTCAGAGAAGTACTGGTACTTCTGCGTCTCCAGGAACTCCGAGTTGGCGCGGGCGTTGAACGTCCAGCCGGAGAGGCCGTCTTCGTACGCCCTTAGCAGGGAGTGCGGGGTGTCGAACTCACTCACTCTGCCGCTCCACTTCCTTGCAGGCAGCGACGATCTGCCCTGCCACCACCTCATCCACAGGCACGTTGTCCTGGGTGTAGTGCTTGGCCAGCACCGCTTCGACTGCCTTGTCTAGGCCGGGGTACTTCCCGACGAGGCCGGTCCCGCCAGCGGCCAGCCGGAGCGCGTCTTGGTAGACGGCGCGCCACGCTGACGTTGTGGTGATCAGCCGGCCTTTGTCCCTGGCCATCACCTCACCGAGCGCTCGGTACAGGCGGCCCACTGTGGCTCGGTCGGCATAGGAAGCCGACGCTAGAGCCGTGCGTACGGGACCAGTCGCGGCTGGCCGCTGGGCTCCGACAACAAACGACAACGCCACCAACGCAACGGCGAGTGCCAGGGGGATGTGCCTATTCATTTGAGCAGCGCCTGAAGAAGGGAGTTGCACGCGGCCTTGACCTCCTCCGACTGAGCGTTGTCGCGGATCTTGATCACGCTCTCCAGGTGCCGCAGCGTGTTGCTCTTGGCCGGCAGCCGGAATCCAGATACCTGCGGGAGGGCGAACTGCCACAGCACTACAACTCCCAGGACGGCGAGCGACAGGATTTGAAAGAGACTCACAGTATCTTGGCTCCGGGGATCCACAGCGTCACGCCTCCAACGGAGGACCGCACCTCGTAGTTCAGCAGCTTGTGGGGATCGACGAGTCCCCACCCATAGATCGAATCCCGGCCCGCCGCCCCGGCATCGCGGCAGGTTTCGGACAGGGCTTTGACGACGCCAGCATGGTCTACCTTGCCGCCGGCCTGCTTCTGGGCGCTCACGTACAGGGCGAGCGTGCCGACCACAAACGGCGCTGCCATGCTCGTCCCGCTCACCGTGGCGTAGCCGTCTCCAAGCCATGTGGATGTAATGTCCTGGCCGGGCGCAGCCACTGCGATCTCCTTGCCACGGCTGCTGAACTCGCACGCATTGCCATGCCTGTCCACTGCACCCACAGCCAGCGTTTCCTGGAACGCGGCCGGGTAGTTGACCGAAGCACCGTCGTTTCCGGCGGCGCACACCACCACCACGCCCGCAGCATGCGCGGCCTTGATCGCAGCATGGAGCTGGGCATCAGGCCGGCTACTGCCGAGCGACATGCAGATGAGGTCTGCCTTCGCCTCAGTCGCATGTCGAACCGCCTGGGATACCGCATCGTTGCTGCCCATCCCGGAATGGCCCAGGACTTTGAGCGACAGCAGCTTGGCCTCCGGGGCAATCCCCTTGGCCGCGCCGCTCTTTGCCCCGATCACGCCAGCCACGTGCGTGCCATGGCCAAGCGTGTCGTAGACGTTGCCGTCGCTGCTGAAGTTGCGGTAGTCCTCAACCTGCAAGGCCGGGTGGGGAGCGACTCCGCTGTCCACCACTGCCACCGTAACGCCTGCCCCCTTGGTTGTGCGCCAAAGCAGCGGTATGCCGTACGCCTCCAACGACCAGTCCACCCCATCCGCCATCGACTGCGATGCCTGGACGATGTCAACCCGGTACGGTGGTAGGTGTACGTATCCGCTCACTTGCCCGACACCGCCTGGAGGATCGCGATCAGGATCGGGATCACCACCTCAACAATCGTCCGCCAGTCCACGCCCAGCGCGGCGTACTCCACCATCAGCGGACGGTACTCGTCGGCAGACAGCAGGGTCGGCCCGTCGAAGTAGGCCGGCTTGACCATCTCCGCCTCCAGGATCGGCAGGACGATCTTGGCGATCTCGTCCGCGACCGCCCACTTGGCAAGGTACGAGGAGTCGCGGTCAAACTTCTTTGCGATTTCGACGACGCGGAGCAGGGCGTCCCGGTGCTTGAGTAACCACTGCAGTACTTTCAGATTCATCGTTTCCCCTTCGGTCTAGGCAGGCAATTGCCACAATGGCGTGGCCGGCGATGTCGGCAAGCGTGTCCCTAATATCAATTGTCCGCAAACGCCCCCGGAGGCGGCGGCACTTTTCCCCGATTCTGGCGACCTGATATATCCAGGGGTCAATGCCGTCTTCCTGCACGCCCAGGGCGTTTGCCAGGGGGTCGGACTCGCAGCCGTAGTAGCCCCGCTTCCGGGACAGGAGGCTGTGCAGCTGCTCGCAGATGGGCAGGTACGGGTCACCCCCATTCGACGCCCCGGCTGGCGTGCTGGATCCGGCCGTACTCGCACCAGAATGTCGGGTGGTGATAGGGGTCGTCACTGGTGTCCTCCTCGTCGTTGAGCCAGACCACCCTGCCGTGAGCCCATTCTTCACAGAGGGTGTCCAGCATGGCATCATGCGTCAGATCATTGCGTATCGAAATAATCCCACGGTCCAAGTCGTCGCTGAGACAGAAGTACCCGTAGGCTTCTGGCATCTGCTTAACGCTGCGAAGGTAGACTCTCACCGGGAATTGCAGGGGCCACCGCTCTGTGGCCCACGCCTTCCACTTCCGCACCAATTGCTTGCGCCAGTCTTGGGGCATCTTCCAGCTCCACTATCAGCAGCCACTTGCGATTGTTGCGCTTGTGCAGGACGACCGGCACCTTGCCGCCGCAGTCGGCCTTGGCTTGGTCCACCCAGTCGTACGGGTTCCCACGCTCCGTGCGCTTCACCTCAACATGAATGCCGCCGTGGCCGACGACGATGTCCGGACTGTCCTTTGACCCGGAGAATTGCTGCCCCCGGCGGGCATGCACGCCGAACACGCGGGACCATTCGGCCGCCGCCTCTCGCTCCCCGCGGGCCCCCTTCTGCCGGCTGTTCATTTGGCCCACCTCGCCAGCCGGCCCTGGTGATCCCGGGCCTCCACAATCGTCAGCTCCGGGAACTGCTCGGCCACAAGCCGGACGCACTCCGTGACGGACTTCTTGTCCAGCACCCGGGCGTTGCTGCCGATCCACGCACCGACCCGGCCGTAGGCGGCGAAGTCCCGCCGGTCACCCTCAGTCGGCCAGAAGCAAGAGAGACGGTGGTTCATGGTCTTAACCTCGCTGCCGGCTAGCATTCCTCGGGCTCCTGTGAGTGCATCAGGGTCGTCAAGGTTTCCACCCAGTGGTTTGGCCGGGGGGTTGCCACGCCATGCTCAACGAGGTAGGCGCTCAGGCTCTCGCCGGACTGCAGGTCGCAGAGGTCCCCAAGCACCCGGCCATACTCGTCTCGCAGCCATTCGGCCGTATCCAGCCGCAGCCGGCAGTGGTCGGCGTGGACCTCCACCCAGTCGCAGACCGCCTGCCGGGCGGCGTCGTCGCAGTCGCAGCCGTGGATTCGCATGTACATCGAAACCTGGGACTGGAGCTGGGGGCATGCCACCCGCAGGTGGACGGTGTCGGGCCGGGTCACGCGGATGACCTGTGCTGTCAAGGGGTCCGATGTCGCCATCCGGTGGTGTTCTTCTGCCTCTGTTCTTCGTAGGCCGGCGGCAGTGGCTCTGGCTCGTAGCCCAGGTGCTGCTTGTGCCGAAGGCCGGCAAGAAACTGGGGGTCAAAAAACTCTGGGTCACTCTCACGCTTACAGGCGAGCAGTATACCCTTGTTCAGATCAGGAAGTCCAGTGACTTTGCTGCCGGAATGGAAGACGGCGTGGCAGTTCTGACACAGGCTCAGAAGGTTGCGGCGATCATGCTTGCGACCGGCCCCCTGGACCAGATGGTGAATCTCCAGGCGGCGCCGCATGTCCATCTCCGGCCACCAGCAGACTGCGCAAGACATGTGACTTGCCGCAAACTCTTGTAGAGTCACCTTGTCTGCCCTGTTCACAGACCCTCCCCTTCTTCTTATCAACCTCTGATCCAGTTCTGCGTCTCGGAGTAGCGGTCCATGTTCACTGACTGAAGGCTCGGTATGGGCGCACGGCGACCAATCCCTGGTGTTGAGCCAGGGTTGGCCGCCGCCCATGTCCACCGACCGTTAGGACGTATACGGGCGTCTCACAACCGCCGGGGCGTGAGCATGCGACCTGCTTATCGGGCATCCTGGCTGCCCGTGTGACTTGGCCCTGTCGCTTTCGGCTGGCCTACCCGCTGCGTCACAATCCCTTTTGGTAGCGGGGATAATGCCGGGCGGCCAAAAGGTTGACCCAAACCCGACCGGCATGATCACTCAAACTCAATCGTCGCATCCCATTCCGGGATGACAGTGCGACATTCTGCCACAGTCGCCCGGCAGAAATCCACTAACTTTGTGCGCTCGTAGTTCTTCACCGATAAAGTCATTCGGCACAGAGTCCTGGCGTAGCGGGCCATGGTCATGCAGTGCCTGTTCGTTTCCTGGCGGCCCGCGATTCCGAGCTCCTGCCGGATCTGAGCGCCGCGCAGGTAGGCGGTCCACTCGTCCAGGATCATGGTCGGCCTGTCGGCCCATGGCCCAGCCTCACCCTGCCGGCGGTAGGTGGCGTAGATCGTCCCCCGCTCTGGCTCCGGGACGGCGTCGAACACTGCGGCCGTCCGCAGCGGCGGAATGGGAACCCACCGCACCCGCCCGCCCATGGCGTACAAGCCATGCTCCCGACCGCGGAACCGGGACAGGAAGTGACTGCCCTCATGCCCGTACGTGATCAGGTCTGGCTCCCGGGCGTCCGTATCCCTCGGCAGGCGGCCGGCAATGTCCCGCAGCGTCGGGCCAAACCCCTGGGGCGGCGACCAGATCAGTGGCACCTCCGCCCGGCAGACGGCTGAGAGCAACAGGAATACCGCAAAAGCCCGCATGTAGGACTAATGCCCTGCCAGGGCCCCTGGCGTGCCGCCTAAAGCCCGGCCGCCCTGGGGCGACCTCCCGCCCGGCCGGCGGCTGAAGTGCCGCCAGAACGCACAGGCGGGGCATCCACCGCCGCCCCGCGCTGCCTAAGAGCATGGAGCCCATCAGCAGACCGCAGGGCGACGATGGATGGTGGCATCACTCCTCGCGGACCAGCGACACGCCGAGCTCTCCGGGCTGTGCCGGGGCGATGGTGTCGGTGGCCACAAACTCCACCACGGCCGGCTGGCTGACGTTGCCTGCGTCGTCAACGTCCACCAGAGTCAAGACGACGGCAGCGTCCTGCGGCACCGTCACCTCACCGAAGGAGGTGGAGTCCGCACTAAACGAAGTCGTCGTCGTTTCGCCGCCGACTGTCACCGACAGCCGCCTGGACACCACATCAGAATCCACAGCCGGCCCGGCCGTTACCGCATAGACCAATCCCATAGAAAACCTCGCTCTGCGGATGAGACAAAAACGCACCGCAAAAGGCTGGCGCATCCGAAACGACAGCCTGCGGAGTTCGCTTGCAATAGATCGTCCAAACCACATCATGTGCGCTCCCGTCAGTCAGTGGGCGCGACGGGCCGTAGGGCGCGCTATACGGCTCCGCATAACGCCGGCGTCCGCCGTTACGCCGCAGGCTGGCGTTGATTCGGCGGGGTGATATACGGCAGAGGGTGCGATATACGGAACCGCATAAATGTGGTTCTGTGGCTAGTCGGCAAGCGATTGCCTCAACTGTGATAGCGCCTTATGCGCTTTCCTTCGCTCTGGTGTGTTCATCGCGACAAGGCATTTGTCACTGAACGGGTCTATCTGCGCCAGGCATGCGCCAATATCGTCTAGCATCGCGTCCACATCAGGATGATTGTTTCGGAATCGCATGCCGTACATGAATGCCGCAAGTGCCGCCGGAGAGTCGCCCCCGTCCACCCCGCATAGACGGCAGTCGCGCTGAAACTCACGAAAACCCACAGAACCACGCATTGCATCAGACCGCTCATCAACGTCGCTCATTGAATCATCCTCCTTTGTTCGCGGCTGCTGAATGCAGCCGTTCTCGCTACCCACCCGCAACGATCCTCTCGCAATGCTTGCATCGCTGGACTCCCTTTGCGAGCAGGCGAGCGGCGTACTCTGTCTTTGGTTTCTCGTAGCACCACGCGCCGCAAACAGCGCGGCCGGCGTTGTCGGTGCCGCCAGTGTCAGCAATCTTGATGCAGTGCAGGCGGGTCGCGTACCAGCCCGCGAACCACGCGAAAGCACCGTCTGCGGCAGGCAGTTTCTCATGTAGCAGTTTTGGCGATTCGGCAACAGGTTTTTCGGTCATGTCGTCTCCAGTAACATTGTGCCACTCAGCGAGAACCAAGCGATGCTGCGGACGAGCCGCTGATCGCAAGCGTTCTGTGGCTACTTGCTCGCCTTTTTCTTCACGCACCGCAGCAACGCCTTGAGCCAGTGTGCGTCTCGCTCGGATAGCAGTTGCGGGCCTTTCGACGGGAACGCCTCCATCTTGTGAGCGTGCTGCTCCACACGCTTGATGGCGTGCTTCAATGCAGACACCAAGTAGTATCGCTCGTCGTCGTCCAGCGTGACCTTCATCACTTGCCTCCAGCCTGACGCTCCAGTGCCTCAATCCGCGCCCGAAGGACTTGCGTTTCTTTTATCAAGTCGCACACCACATCCGTGTCTCGGCTGTACGCGCGAGCGATCGTCCAATCAGTGGCGGCGAGTTGCTGAATCCTGTAGAGCGCCCATCCAGAAAACAACAGGGCCGCGACGCTCGCCATCAACGCCACAGAACCAAGCGATGCAACGGACGGCCCTGCTACGTCATGTGTCATGGTGAGTCCTCAGGTGGCCGCCGTTGATCTTCCGTGTTCTCATTTCGTCCGTTCAAGCAGCCCGCGAAGAGCCACCACTCGGTCAGGCTCTTTCCCGCCGTACCACTCAGCGTCCAACTCGCGCCGGATAGCCGCCTCAATCGCCTCACGCTCCTTGTCGGTGAGCCCCCCGAAATCCACCGGGTCCATCGCCTCCCGCTCCGCGTCGGTGAGCGCTGGCAAGCGGTAGAGCGGAACGATGCCGTGATTCCCAGTTACTGCCTCGTCAATCGCTTTGGCCTCTTCTTCGATGCCATAGACATCGTAGATTCGCTGGCCGTCAGCAAGCACCACAGCCCACGCGCACGGCTCCCCGTGAGAACCACGCGATGGAATGGACTGCTCATTGGCGTCTGTCATGTCTCATGCTCCTGTGTTCGCAGCCATTCATCGCTGGCGTTCTCAGTGTGTTCGTTCCAGCAGCCCGTCAATGACCGCCGCGACCTCCACGCTGTCGGCAAAACGCCCCGCGAAGTAGTCCTCTCGCACTCGCCGCAGCACCTTTCGCAACGCCGTCCGCTCCTCGTCGGTGAGCGTGGGATGCGGCTTCTGCACCAGCCCGAGCCTGAACAGGGCGGTCACAACATTGAAGGCAAATGGCGATACGCCGAGCTGGTCGCACCAGCGTTCCGCCGCAACTGCCATGGATGACCGCTCCGAAAACATCGCCTGCCCATGCTCCCCGCGAGAACCAGCGGATGCAGGAGACGGCTCGTTGGTGTCGTTTGATTGGCTCATGGTTTGTTCCTCGCCGCTCCTGATCCTGCGTGTTCTGTGACTACTCTGCCTTCCAGCCGTTGTTGATGTACGCCAGCACGGCGTGGAATGCAGCCACCTCGCCAGCCGTCCTAGCGGCGTCTGCGGTCAACGGCTCGCCGCCTGCCTTTGCGATCAGGCCGATAGTGTCTAGCCGCGTCTCGCGCTTCTCAATCTGCCACCGCATCCAGTCGATGAGGCTGCCATGCTGCCTGTTCATGGCATTGCAAAAAAACTCCTGCGAGTCGCGCAGACCTGAGATAAGGTTGTCTCGCCGTTTGATTGCGTTGTAGAGCATTTCAATCCTCCTGTTGTGTCATCCAACAAACCACAGAACCAAGCGATGCTGCGGACGAGCCGCAGATCGCAAGCGTTCTGTGGGCTACTTGTCTTCCGTTGGCAGGGCTGGAAGCGGCACCCAGTGGGTGACTGCCACTTCATTCCCGCGATCAATCCAGCAATGGCGACTGTATAGCGTGGCCGTGTAGCCGACGAACGGTCGCCCGCCGGCTGTCAGCGCCGCAACGTGCTGCCCAATATCAGGCAGCCGCTCCGACACCGGAATCCAACCGCCAAGGATCGCTTGACGGTTCGCCACAGAACCAGCGGATGCAGGAGACGGCTCGGGTGTGTCGTTCGGTGTAGTCATGCCTTCTCCTTGCCGCTCCTGATCCTTCACGTTCTGTGGGCTACTTGCGAGCCTCGCGGATCGCCTTTGCCATCGCATCTTGGATACGAGGGTGTATCGGCACAGCCTGCGACTGAATCGCCCTCGGCTTCCTGCCGTAGACCAAAGGCCACACTCTCCAGTCGGCTCTGGTGTCTGCGATCAGCATTCGCGCAACAGCATCGGCGTCCTCTTCGCAGCGAAATATCTCATGGTGGTGAAAACGCTCGCCAACGCGAACCACTGCATACGCAACGGGGGTGCGATCGCTCATGTCTATACTCCGTTCGCCACAGAACCAGCGGATGCAAGAGACGGCTCGGCACCGTCCTGCGTGTTGTCGTTGCTCATGTCTCGCCGCTCCTGATCCTTCACGTCCCCACTCTCCAACTCATGCCCGATCGGGACTATCGCAGCCAATTTCGCCGCTGCGCGCCGGGATCGTCTCCCATTTTCGCGCCGGATGTGCCCGCTCGGGACAATGCCTAGCGTTCGCTCGCAGCAGACGAATCTCGTCGTGTGCCGCAAACAGCCGGATCGACTGATACGCTGCCGACATCCAACCAGCGGCGGCCAGTATCCACGGCACCCAACTCATACCCGTAATCCCTCGCTTTCCGTCGCTTTTTCAATACGACCGGCTCGCCCTAGTAGCCTCCGCACCACCTGCTCGGTGCGATCCATCGCCCGGTAGCAGGCGTCGTCCGCTACTCGCCCCAAGATCTCCCGCTCCTCGTCTGTGAGTGTGGGCTGGCGGTAGAGCGGGACGACCCTGTCGCACCCGGTGGCCCGGGGCCACGCATCTTTGATCCGAAATGCAATGCTTGTGATCTCGCCGTCAGGCCGCACCACAGCCCACGCCACTGCCCCCTGTGCAAGATGCCCCCGCCCACCCGTCGCTTCTCCCTTTGTATCGGGCCGCGTGTCGTCTAGGGGCAAGCCTCCATTCTTGTCGCCGGCCGGTGACTGCCGCTCTGGTGCGCTCCCCGACGTTCCGCCGGAGCCAGAGCCGAATAGAGACTGTTCGATTTGCCCGCCGTGCTGGACGCCAAGACGGTAGGCGGCAAGCAACGCTGCAGAGTGTTCGGTCATGGCCACCTCGGGTACAGGAGACAACCTTCAGACTGGTAGCCGTTCATCACCTCAATGGCCGAGATCCGCGGGAACTCCTTGGACATCTCGGTGGCAATGGCTTCCTTTGGCATGGTGTCGATCCTCGCCCGGTGAGCCGCCACCCAGTTGTTCATCGCCGCCATGTCCTCCGAGCAGTCAGGGCCGGAGGCTTGGCGGTCAACCCAGGTGCGGATCACGTAGTTGAACGTGCGGAACTTCAGGATGTTTTCCCACACCGCCTGCTTGCCGAACATCATGTGTCACCCCATATGCTTACGAGCTTTTGCTGCAGCCGAGCCACTTCGGCCTGGAGCATCTGGATTCGTTTTCGCAACGTATCGTTCTCTTTCCTCAGTCTCTCCGCCTCCGGAGCAGAAGGTGTCGGTTTGTCCATCTACGAGGTCCAGGTACAAGTGGGGAAACAATAGTCCGACCAGCTCCTCCGCTGGCCGTAGGTGCGCCTTGGGTGCCACCAGAATCGGAACGTCATGCCCCCGCCCGCGGTCGCGTGTGACTGTCTCCTGCCAGGAGTCGTCCCTGTCCAGGATGGTGAGCCACACCCAATGGCCAGTTGGCTTGGAGAGGTACACGTAGATGAGGTTGCGGTAGCACTCCATCCCCATACCGCGGAGGTCGTCCACGTAGACCGTGTCGTAGGGATAAGACTCGGGGCTGTCGAACGACAGACTCCGCTCCTTGATCTCCACGGAAAACAAAGCCAACGCATCAGGTGTCTCAACGTGCCCGGTCCTTTTACATCGCTGCTTAACAACCAGCTTCTTCCCGTGAGCCACCGACCGGCCGAGATCGCGGATCGAATCGACCCACCTTCGTTCCGCCGCATGTCCATTAGCGAGTGCCGTGGTAAAGGAGCGCATACTGGTTCCACCAGGAGAAGGCATTCATGGCCGCAAGCACTTGCTTGCGATTCACCATGGTGCCGACGATCACACCGTCCGCGCGCAGATCCTCTACGCGCCTGTACAACTCTTCGGGCGAGACATCGTCGGGCTGCAGGCCGCAGTCCAGGTACTCCAGATCCTCCGGTATCGGGTCCTCGGCCCGGATCTCGTCGGCCTGCTCGCGAACCACACGCGCCCAGCGCACAGACCGGCCGAAGATTTCAGCGATGTCCTGGGGCTCCAGCCCCCAGTCCCGTCCGACAACCAGCGCCAGCCTTTCCGGGCTCGGGACACGCCCCACACCCCGCAGCAGGCGAACTGCACCGCGAGTCTGCTCCGTCTCCAGTTGCAGTTGCTTCGCGGCCGTGATGGCCGGGATCTTGTTGACGACGCACATCCGCCACAGGTCGGGGGCGTACGCCAAAGCATGCCGCAAGACGACGCCAGAACCTCCTCCAGTAACCATCTTTCTTCTCCTCCTTGAGAAACGACTTCGGAAACACATGCTCCACATCGAACGCATTCAGGACCTCTTGGACCGTCCAGTCCAGTAGGTGGTCAGGCCGGTTGTCGCTCACGCCTTCTCTCCCTTTCACGCACAAAAAGGTTCCGCACCCAGCCCTTAGTGGTGGTGGATGCCCATCGCAGATACCAGTCAGGCAGGGTGTTCATCATTCGGCCGGCGAACTTCCCCTTGAGCGGGTTCATATACGTGCCGGCGTTCCGCCGCCCTTCGCCCGGCTCAAAGAACTCCCCCTGCACCGTGCCCTTAGCCTGCCCACGCATGGCCTTCCGCCGGGCTTCGATCTCCTGGGCAGCCAGCCGGCGCTCCAGCTCCTGTTGAGCAAGGGCATCCATCGCCTCCGGAGTCAGGGGCTCTTCCGCTTGGGCCGCCGCCTTCTTGACGACCTTCTTAACGTCCTCGTCGGCCGTGACGAACATGTCCACGGCTGTGACCAATCGGTGGTCAAGGCTTGCATCCGTGCAGTCAACAATTTTGAAACGAGGCTTTCCCGAAGCTGCGATGCGTGCAATACGACCGGCGGGATCCGAGCCCTCGTAGTCAACAACTCCGGGGAGAGGACGAGTGGCTCGGCCAACGCATTGGAGCCAGAAGGATCTGGACTTAGTTGGTCGGCCAAGGATGAGGGTGGCTGTTGGCGGAAAATCGAAACCAACGGCAACAACTTGGCAATTGACAAGAACCTTCGCCTGTCCATTCTTGAAACTCCTGAGTGCCTCCTGCCGCTCTTCTTCGGGCTGGGTGCCGTACACGTACACGGCCGGGATCCCGTAGTTGTTGACGAGGTAGTGGCAGACGCCCTTGGCTGATGCGACCGATGGTGTAAAGACAACGGTCGGCCCCTCCATCTCCTCCTTGGTGATCAGGGCAATGCGATGAAGGTTGGCCTCCTTCTCAACGGCGTGCTGCAGTTGCGCCTGGTTGAAATCCCCGCCGCTGACGCTGACCTCAGACAGATCCAGGTCTGGCACGCGGGCCAACTTCCAGACAGGGGGCGCGGCCCAGCCATTGGCGATAGCCCACTGCACATCCAGGTTGCAGATCTCGCGCTCGTAGTAGTCCCGCATCGGGGTGCCGTCCATGCGGAACGGCGTGGCGGTGAACCCGGCCACCATGGCACCGCGGTCATTGAACCAGCGGAACATCTCCAAGCATGCCGGGCTGAACTGCATGTGGGCCTCGTCCACAATCACCAGACTGACATCCGTAAACTTCTTGTACCGGCCGCGGATCAGCGTCTGCTTGCAGCCGACGATCACCTTTGGCGACCACCACTCGTTCTCGGTGTATCGGTACTCGCCCATCTCCAATGCCGGGTCCATGCCGATCACTTCCCGCACCTTGTCTGCGGCCTGCCAGACCAGCTCGCGAAGCGGCGGCATGATCAACGTCTTGCCCTCCGTTCGATTCGCCATCTCAACAAACATGACGGTCTTGCCGCCGCCCGTGAACACGCCCGTCAGCGTGGACTTGGCGCCTTCGGCCTTGGCCCGCATGTTCGCTTCAACGATGGTGCTTTGGTAATCGCGTAGTTGCATGTCAGTTCTCCTCCGAGAGGGGCCAGGGGCGGAGTGGAGGGGGCTCCGCCCCTGGCGGCGCGATACGCGCCTCTCGGTCAGGCAAAGTCTCCGGCCATCTCGGGCTTCTTACCGCCGATCAACTGCAGGGAGCGGACCCGCACAATCATCTTGCTCCTCTGCTGACCGTCCTTCTCCCACCGCTGCGTCTGCAGTTCGCCTTCGACCAGCACCGGCGTGCCCTTGGCCACGTACGCCAGCGCCCCGTTGGGCTTCCACCACTCAACGTCGAAGTACTCCACGGAATCCTTGTAGCCATTCACAGCAATGGAAAACTTTGCCACGGCATTGCCAGCCTCAAACTCCCGGATGTCGGGGTCCTTGGTTACATTGCCCATCGCGATCAACTTCTGAAAACCAGCCATAGTCACTCCTCCTTCTTCCAGACCTTGTTGAACTCCTGCTCACACCGCTTGTACACCTCGGGAGCAACCGCTCGCTCCTTCGCCCTCAGTCGGACGGTGTCCAAGTGTTTCTGCGCCGCCGCAATGTCCGGGGCGGTTGCGATAGCCTTCTTAGCCTCCGCCTCGTACTGCAGGGTCTTGGCGTGATTGGCCGGCGGGGCTGGCTCGGGCTGCGAGACACTCTGCCCGTCGTCGTCCGCCTCGCCACTAAACCCTCCAGCCAAGGCCATCAGCAGCGTCCGTTTCGCATATGTCATCGCAGCACCGAAGGACTGCATGTCGGCCTTGCCCATCAACAGCGGAGCGATGGCAGAGATCCACTCACCGCTCTGGTGCCGCAGGGTGCCCATGACGATCCACTGATTGCCGATCAGGCCCGGCCGGAAATCCGGCAGACTGATACCCTGCTTCGTCAGCGGGCCTCGCAGCGCCTCACAGCAGGCCGCATACGAGGCGAACTTGCTGCGAAAGTGCGGGTTGGCACTGTCGTACTTCACGGTCGGGTAGTCGGCCTGGGCTGCCGCCAGGGCTTTCGTCAACTGGCCGGTGGCGGGCGAGCCGCTCGGCCCCAAGATCATGTTGCTGTCGTTCATAGAACCACCACCTCCTCCTGCTTCCGGGCCCACCGCGGGATCTCCAGCTCCTGAATCTCTCCGCTATCCAGCGGCAGATAGGAGCCGGTCGAACGACGCAGCCGGACCTCCTCCATCACACTGAGCAAACGCTGCCCAGCCTCCTCAATAAAGGCAGCCGGCAGGCGAAACACCCGGCACTGATACGGCGGGATCGTCTGCACAAAGACGAACGGCATGCTGAACTGCGGCCACCCAACCTCCATGGCCCCGCGGCAGTACAGCCACGCCTGCTCTGCGTACCCGTACGAACACACGCTCTTGGGCAAAAGCTCCCACGGCTGGGAGGTGGTCTTCAGATCCCACCAAAGTTCATCCGTGACAGCGTCGGGCCGAACCTTCAGCTTGTGGCCGTTCTCCTCCTGCCAGAACACCGACATCTGCGTCTCGGTGGTCGCGTCAAACAGCGACTTGGCCGCCCGGTTATAAAACGCATTGTGCGTCATCTGCCGGTAGACCCACGCCTGATCCTCCGTGCAGCAGATCCCAGTCTGCTCGGCAGCCCACTCCTTGTACGCCTTGGTGTTTCTGGAGCCGTTGGCCCCCAGCACGCCCTCCGGTGCAACGCAGACCAGCTCGTCGAACAACTGCCCGGCCACCATCCCGGTCAGCAGCCGGTCGAACTCGTCCCCAGTCCTGGTGGCCGAACTGCCGGCAAACATCGACTGGCCATTGTCCATCCACAACTGTGCCTCCCCGCCGCCCCTCGCCACCTGACAGAGGTACGACCGGCTGTCAAACGTCTTGTTGCCGTGGTACGCGGCATTGGACATGCCGACGATCTTGACCGGCCCCTTCGATACATCGATGTTCATTTGTACACCTCCGCTTGTGAAAAAGCCCATCCGTGGGCACATGCCATCCTTGTGTTTAGCGCCCGCCCCGGAACGCTTCGCGAAACTGTCCAACGACCAGAAGGCCGAGACAGAGCTCCCACCTGTGCAGCCAGATGCACAGGGTCAGGCCAGCCAGATAGGCGACCTTTAAGATTGGGGCGGCCGATTCGCAGAGGGCGATGAGGCGGCTGCTAACCAACTGAGCTAGCTGCCCGGATGTTTGACCGTACCGCTTTTGCGGGGGGTTCCCACCGTGACGAAGGCTGCTAGAAAAGCCCCTCTCTTGAGGTGCAACATGACGCTCATCGACTTGGCCCGGCAGTACCACAACAGAGTCGGCGGATCGCCCGGCTACCTGGAGCAGTTGGAGTGCTTCGTTCGACGGCTTCCATGGAAGGCCGCTGAACTCTCTCCAGACAGGATCGATGCCTACCTGACTGACGCGCTGCGACATTTGGCTCCCTCCACTGTCTGCAACCACCGAAAAATGCTGCGTTGCCTGCTGCATTTCGCCGCCGAGACGCGGCTTGTGGACGGCAATATACTCCGGCCTCTGCGAAAGGTCAAGCGAAATCCGCCGAACCCAAGAGCGTGGAGTCACACGGAGATTCGGTGCCTTTTGGATGTCGCCGCCAAATTGGTTGGTGGTCGGAAGTGCCCGCGGAGCCTGCTCGCTAGGGCATGGATTCTGGTGGGCTACAGCACCGGGCTGCGACTTGATGACTTGCTGTCGATTCGCCATGACCAAATCCGTGGCCAGAGGTTGTGCCCAAGCCAACGCAAGGTCGGCCATCCGCATGTCTGCTGGCTGGATGACCTCGCCATGGCAGCCATACGCGAGCTGCCAGTGCTTGGGCCGCGTATCTTTGGCGATCTGATCTGCCGAGACAAGGCCATGGCCATGATGCGGCAGATTGTCCGGACGGCCGGCCTGCCTGGATCAACGAAGTTTCTGCGGCGCAGCGGTGCAACCTACTGCGAGATCGCCGGCAAGGACGCCAGTGGACACTTAGGACACCGGACGCCCAACATGAAAGCCTACTACGTTGACAGGCTCTTGCTGGCCGAAGAAAAGAAGCAGGAGCCGACGACGCTGCCCCTAGTTCTGGCGGACCAGCCCTAGCGCTTCCAGCGGGTCCATGGCCGCCTTCTTCTTCTCTCGGGACCGCTTGGCTGCCTCGGACTGGATGATTTTGTACAAGAGGTACAGGTCGCGCTGCTCTTGCGGCATGCCACGCAGAACATCCTCTGGGACGGTGATGTTCTCGTAGGTTCGCACGCCGGGCGTTGTCTCTAGCATCTGATTCAGCATGTCGCGGGCCGCCTGCCGCCGGGCCTTGTTCTGGTCGATGTCAGTGATGCTGCCCAGCCCCAAAAGGTTGAACACCGTCTTGGCTGCCTTCTCCCCCGTGGAAAGTCGGTCGTCGGTCGCCTGCCGGTAGAGGCCAAGGGCCCGCGATCCGCCTGGGACGAAGTTGACTGCGAGTTGCTCAAGCGGTCGTCCGATCTCGCCCAGGTCACGCTCCAGCACGGAGTACAGGTCGTTGAGCTCGCGGCCGGAATAGAGCTGCTTGCCGGTGAAATACTCAATCGGGGCTTTGATGACCGGGCTGGTCATGCCGAGCAGGTTCGACCCCGTCTTGCGAATGGTGTCCGCAACCTTGGCTGTGGTGGTGGCCCCCACGCCTGGAGTGAACATCTGGAAAAACGACCCCCACGGCGGATCCAGATTTGTGAGGTAGCGTTGCAATTCGGGATTGTCGCCCCCCCAGGCCGCCGGGAGTGGGATCGCCGCCGACCTCCGCATATGCTCGGGGACGAAGTTGTCCTCGCTGGGCTCCGCCAGCCGGTTCATAGCCCTGATGCCCTGCCCCTGCAACTGGCCTGGGCGGTACAGCAGGTTGTTCATGATGGACGGCACAATGCCCTTCTGGAAACTGTAGAAGGGGATGGCCTTCTTCAGGCCGCGCTCAAAGCTGGTGAACGCCTGCGGGCTGTAGTCCACCTGACTGAGCCGCACTAGGTCGGCTGCCTCCCCGGGATCCACGCCCTTGCGGATCTGGTTGAGGAATGTGCCGCCGCGGAGGGCGTCTTCCACCGACGACCCTACGGCGTCGTTGAGGACGAGCATCGGGTTCTTGTTGCGAGCGGCCGGGCGCTTCCGCCAGCCCACGCCCCGGACGGTTGCGAAGTCGTTGAGGAAGTCCTTCCACTGCTGGCCCGTGGTGCGAGTGCCAGGGGTGCCGGTGCGGTTTGTATTCCAGAACGCCTGCCCGACACTCGGCCCATCGCCTGCCCCAAGCCAGCCGCCACGGATGGACTGCTCGGGCAGCCCCGCCTCAAAGTCCGTGAACTGCCCGCCGCCGATGCGGTTGGAGGCTGTGAGGTCCATGAACCGGGCGACCCGCTGCTCTGGCGTCAGGTTGGCAAACCCAGGAGCCGTCGCCAGCCGGCGGGCTAGGGCGTCGGTGTTCCCCTGGGATGCCCGCCATGCTGCCCACATGTCCAGAGGATTGAAGGCGCCGAACGTGCTGGCGTTGATGGCGCCGGAGTACGTGTTCCTGGTGTGGAACGCCGGGGCTGCCAGCGCTCCAACCTTCCATGCACTGAGGAACTGGTCGTAGGCGTTCATCGCCCCACGCTCAACGTCGCCAAGTTGCGAGGAGCGAGCGACCGTAGCCATCTCGTCCACCAGCCGCTCCGGGACGGCCTGTGTCGCGGCGTCCATTCCGTACTGCCGCTGGAACATGTCGGCAAAATTGTCTTGGTCAAACTTCAGAGTCTTGGCAGCGTCCAGCAGGCGGACCATGCCATCCACCGGCCCGTCAGGCCCGATGGCCAGTGAGGACTCCCGGAGTCTGGGGACAAGCCGGCTGGCATTCGCAAGGGCTCGTCTTTGGCCCCGGTCGTACCGCTGGAAGATATTCCAGCCGGCGGAGTCGAAGATGCCGGTGTTGGTGCGGGCGAACTGCTGGTCCGACCCACGCAAGAGATTGACGAGCTTGTCCTGCCTCTCGGCCAGCTCATCTTGCAGCGGCTTCATCAACACAGCGCGTTCAGCAGGCGACGATGCGAGGTAGGTGGGATCCCGCAGCAGGGCGTCGATCTTCTCGCGGAACGGCAGGTCTACGCCGATCTGCTGGAAGGCGTCGTCCAAGATGCCCCGTGCCGGAGTATTGCCCGCAGCGATGAGACGGCGCTGCAGATCAGCCGCGTCGAAGTCCGCTCCGCCCAGCAGGCCGCGTTGTGTGCCCGCATCAAAGTCCATCGCCCGCCCGCCGGTCAGCATGCGGAAGGTCCGCTGCCCGCCGGGAATGTCGGTGTACGCATGTCGGCTGCGATCGAAGTTGTCTGCCGTATCCAAGACGGTCGATCCGCGTGCCCATGGCTTTTCGACCCGCGGCGAAGCGTTTGGAACAGGGGTTCCGCCCCATGAGGGGAGCGGTGATGTCAGCCGCTCTGGGTCTTCAAAGTTGTCCCACCACTTCAATTGGCGAGGGAAGAACGAAGTACCGGACGCCCCCTTCCAGTTGCGATCTGGCAGGCCGGCGCGAACCGCTTCAGTCCTGAGTGACTGCACACGGTTGACATACTCGTCGCGGATGCCCCGGAACTCCGGGACGTTCTCCAGCACCCAGTCGGCAATGTCGTTGCCAGAGGTCCGGCCAAGCGGCGATCCTGTCAGCGTCGGCCCTTGGAAGACTGGCGACTCCGCGTAGTCCACCAACGCCCGCTGCGTGTCCTTGCCGGTGAACCGCCGCAGCGTCTCGGGGATGTTGGTTGGAACCCCAGCCGCCCCTGCCGCACGCAGGGAGGCTGCGACCTCCTCGGCATCGACGTTCGACGCCTCCCGCTGCAGCCGGCCCAGCAGCAACTGCCTCGCCTCTTCGCCGCGGTCGAAGTCCCTCCTGGCAATCCTCGCATCCCACTGCAAGTCGGGGTTCAGCGTCCCGCCGGACGGTGCATGAAAGCCGGCATACAGGCGGTTGACCACGGGGGCCGTGTATGGATTGCGCTTGGACGCCTCGCCAAGCGTGTCCAGCTTGTCCGCGGCCCAGTCGCCAAACTGCTGGCCGAAGACATCGGTGTTGAACCCAATGTTGGTGCCCGGGATGCGGACATCCATCAGCCCGGCCGCGCGACCAGTCATGTCGGTCGGATCGACGCCATACCTCCGGGCCTGCTGTTGATAGCGGGCGAGCGACTCCGACCGAGCGGCGGGGTCAGCGATCTCGGCCAGCGCCTGATCGGGAGTCAGTTTCCGCAGGTGGCGACGAATGCCCATCATCGGGGCCCGCCCGGCACCGGCAGTCGTTCCCTCCCACGCAGCCTCGGCCGCATTCCGCAGCAGGCCGGCGCCCTTCATCGCCTTGCCGGTTGGCGACAATGCCCCCCGGCCCAGGATGGCCAGCGGGTTCATGTAAGTCATAGGGTCCAAAAGGACCTCGGCCGCCAAAGACCCCGTGAAGTTGCCCCATGTGTCCTTGTCGCCCACCATGCCGTACTGGCGCAGCAGGTCGCGACCGCTCACCCGCTCGTCGCTGGTGCCCAGGAACGACAGAGGCTTGCCGGCCAGGATGCCGCGGACCAAAGACCCGGGCGTATCCAGGAGCCAGCCGGCAGCGGCAAGGCCAGAGGACCCCACCTGGGCCAGCGAGTTGAGCATGCTGCTCTTCTGCTCGGCCGGCATGAGGTCGGCAATGGTGGCCTTCTGGCGAGGAAGCTCCGCCAGCCCCAGCAGTGCGATCTCATCTTCGTCACGCGGCAGCATCCCCATCTCGGCCTGCTGCTGCAGGACGCCGTACGGATCGTACAGATCAAAGAGTGGGGAGCGAGCCATAGGCTAGATGGCGCCGCCGGTAGGATTGGGCGGTGCTGCCGGAGCGCCCCTCATGCTGCTTCCGCCCCAAGATTCCGCATTCCGCCTGCGGGCAATTTCGTCAACAATCTGCTGCGCCTTCGTTGGGGAGTAGCCTTTGTCTTTGACCAAGTGATCGACAGCCTGCTGCTGCTCTGCAAGCGTAAAGTCGCTAGATGTGCCCCACCCCTTATCAGCAGAGTACAGGCGGGCCACATAGTCATCGGCGTACTGATACTCCGATGGGTGGACGGCGGCGTCCTTTACGTGACGCGCGGCCTGCTGGTCGGCCGGCAGTTGATTCTCCAGTGACTGGGCCTGGGCGTTGGCGGCGGCCTCTTGGGCAGGGGTCATCGGCTGGAGCCCCCGCCCAAGCGCACCCTGCCGACCAGCCTCGGCCAACTGCGCCTGTCCTGCCGCCTGCACGCCCAGCGGGTTGGGTCCGAACTGAATCGGGCCGCCACCACGGTTGGCATTCAACGCGGCGTTCTGCTGGTTCATAATGACCGAAGCCATGTTCGGATCGCTGCCCGCCAATGTCATGGCACCGGCGAAGTTGCCGGCATTCATCATCATCTGAACTCGCCACATGTTTTCGCGCTGCTGCGGCGTCGGCTTGCCCTCATTACGCTTGGCCCTGGCGGCAGCGATCAGGTCGCCTCGCGGCATGGCCATGACTTCAGGATCGTTCGGGTCCAGCCCGGCCTCCCTCGCCCACTGCGGGTGGTAGGTCTGGGACTGCCGCTCAGTCCGCTGCTGGATCCGCCCCCTGGCCCCGATGCCGCCTTCCATCGCCAAGTATTCGTCCTGCCTCGCAGCGTCGGCGCGGTCGATCATGCGTGGCGTCCGCGGGACATGGATCGTCCCTCGCTCGTTGGCCGACCGCCACTTGTCAGCCTCGCCGGGAGCGTAGTTCTCAGCGATGTTGTCGTAGGTCCGCTGCTGTTCGACTGCCTTCTCTGCCGCCCGCGGGTCAGCCTGCGGGATCCGTCGCGTCTCATACGAACCAGTCCGTGGGTTCCACACCCGCTGCGTGCCGGGCTGGTCGCCGGGCAGCACATCGAACTGTGCCATATCGTTTGGCGCGGCCGGCGGCTGAGTCTCGGGGGTTGCGGCAGTCGGGCGGTTCTCCCACTCGTCGCGCAGCCTTTGCTGAACGGTTTCAGCGTAGCCAGTCTGCTCCAGGGCGATGCGCACGGCTTCGTCGCGATGCATCCCGCGAGCCACCAAGTCCTCCACCATCCCCCCGACCGCGGCTTCGGCCCGCAGCGGCGGCGCGTTCCTCTTCAGAACGGCAGCCCGCAGGGCGGGATCCGCGGGGAGCGGCGCGCCCGGAGCGCCAGCGAGATTGCTTTCGGGTACGAAGCGGATCGCCATCTAGTGCCTCACGTAGTGCTGGGAGTTGGTCGGCGGCGATACCCGCCCGTTGGTCCAATGACCTGCGGGCCGCCAGTCGGCCTGCCGGGAAGTCTGCCGCGACCCGGAACCTGTCCCCGGCGTGAGCCTTCCTCTTGGTCAGCCAGGGCGAACAGCTCGTCGATCCTTCGCTTCATGGCGGAGTATTCCGCCTGAGAGATATTGCCCTGCGAGGAGCGAATGTTGAGCTCCGACATCATTCGCCGGGCCTGCGAGCGGTAGTCAGTTCCCTGGTTGGCCTGGATCTGCTGGTTGGCATCACGCTGGATGGAGCTGGTCTGGGCGTTCTGCTGCTCCATCGGCATGATCGCCGGCTGAGTGCCTGCCGTCCGGCCCTCCGCAGCCTTGGCGTACAGGGCGTCGGCCTGCTTGATCAACGCAATAGATTCTGGCGTCTGCCGGCCAGCCTGCCGCTGGATGTCGTTGGCCCTGGCGATCAACTGCCTCGCCTGTGCCGAGTAGTCGGGAGGGCCTTGCATGACGGTCGGTTCCGGAACATCCGGAGTCGCCGCCACCTGCGGGGCAGGGCGAGTCTCGTTGACGAGATCGGCCGTGGACGAGCCGAGCTTCGGTGCAGGCGGATCTCCGCTGGCCGGCGGGGTGGTGTCCTGCCTTGGAATCAGGAACGGGGCCGCGAAGCCCGCGGCCAAAGCGGCAGCGCCTGCGCCCGCACGCTTGTAGAAGTCGGAGTTGAACGGAGCGGCAGGAGGATCGCGGCGGGCCATGCCAGGGTATGGCCCGTCCACCACATCGTCGGCCATGGAAGCGGCCGGCATCGGGCGAGGTGCCGGAAGCGGTGCGTCAACGGCTGGGCCAAGGTCTTCCGGCGAGCGGAAGGCTTGTTCGCCCATGACCGCCGGCTTCCGGCTGGCCCGCGGCCGAAGGGGAGGCGGCACAACACTGGACACGCCAGCGTCCGGAGCGGGCGGCGGGTTCGCACCGGGGCCATCCACGCCCCTGGCGCCGGGAAGAAGTTCCCGCACAGCATTGCCGTCCGGATCGACGGGCCTCTGCTTCGGGGCGCTCTTGCGGGGACGCCCCCTTCGGGCGCCCTCCGCCTTGTTGACAGCGTTGCGGTACGCCTCCATGATTTCTTCTGGAGACGCGGAGTCGATGCGGGCGGCGAACTCCGGGTCCAGCTCTTGGAGGGCGGCGCGGATGTTGCCGTCCGGTCGCAGGCCAGTGGCCGTGTTCCCGGCAACTCGCTCCTCAACGCCCACTGGACTCCGCGTGGCCGGCTTCTTGGATCCGGCTTGCAGTTGGTCGATGTACCGCTGCAGGTCCGCAACCGACATCTTCTCATAGCCTGGGATCGACCGCACAAAGGCGTCGATCTGGTCCAGCTCCATGCCGCCCACGTTGGCGGAAGCCCAGTCCATCAACTTGGCGAAGTTTGCCGCCTTGCCTTTAGCCATTCTTCTTTTCCTTCTTCTTCGGCAGGTCGGCCAGCTCGCCGTCGCTAGACGGGTCGTCCTCCTCCACCTTGGGCGTGTTGGGCTTGCCGTGCATCTCCTCGTCTAGGTCTGCGAGGTCGTTCTTCTCAGCCCGCTTCTGGAGCTTGTCCAGAAGGGCCTTCTCCTCGCCATCCTTGGTAACCAGGAGCTGCTTTACTAGCCGCTCCAGCGCATTGCGGTTGAGGTCGCGGAGATCAAAGTCCATCTTCATTACAAGAGCCCTGAGAGTAGGTTCTGGACGGTGCCGCCAAGGAAACCAGTGGCGTTGGATTGACGTTGCAGGGCCGCCAGCGCCTGCTGCTGTCGCATCTGCTCTTGGAGTTGCGACATCTGTAGGGCCATCTGGTCCTGCGAGGCGGCGTGTTGCAGCCCCATATTGGCGTTGGTGGAGGCGTCCTGCATGGGGATCTGTTCGGCCGCACCAGCCGCCTGGGCGTACGCATTGGCGGCGGAGGTGGCCGCATACTGCTGCTGCCCCTTGCCGCGTGACATGCCAGCCTTGTCGTAGGCTTTCATGTTCATGCGGGGGTCAGCCACAGCCTGGGCCTGCGCTCGCCCCTGGTTGTACGCAGCGTCGGTCTGCTGCTGTGCAAACCCCAGCGGCTTGGCGGGCTGGGTGTACGACTGGATCTGGTCGCGTGCAAACGCCGGCATCAGAGCAACCCCCCAAGAAGCCCGGTGGAGCCAGACATGATGTCGTTAAGGAACCCATACCGAATCCGGTCGGCCTCGGCCTGCTGCTGGTAAGCGTTGGCCTGCCGCTGCGCCATGGCGTTCAGCCCACCCAGCACAGACTGGTCCTGGGCCTTCTGAGCGGTCATGTAGTACTGACTCTGGTTCTCCGAAGCAGCCCGACCGAGATCGACCGCGGCCTTCTGTCCCTGGCCGCGGTACACATCTTGGAAATGCTTGTTGGCAGCCGGAGATCGGAACTGGGCGGCCGGCTGCTGACGCAAGCGAGCCTGACCCTGGGTGGGGTCGAAGACCTGCTTGGAACTGTCGATAGATGTGCGGTAGTCAAACATTACGCATACCCAATGAGTGCTGCCGGAACCCGGCGGGCGCCGCTTGCGATGGCCCGTGCGCGGGCCGCGGTGTAGGCGTCACGCCTGACATCACCAGCCTCAATGTCGTCGCGAGCCTTATCGGCCTCTGACATGAACTGCCGCGTGCGGCCCAGCGAGTTGTTCCACAGGTTGTTGATGCCGGCGTAGGTCTGCTGGTAGTTGTTGTTCAGCCCAGCCTGCGTGCCGTCATAGGCGGAGCGAAGACCACTGCCGAACATGCCGTAGGAGCGGCCCATCTGGTCGGCCATGGATGCGATCTGGCCAGACCCGGCAGCCAGCATCGGATTTATTTCACCGGCTGCAGACCTCATCGCTCCGCCCATCTGAGCCCCGGCATTGCCAAGGAGCCCGCCAAGCCCGGCCATGCCGGAGGACATGGCCGCCGCAATCGCATTGGCCCCGGAGGCGTTGTTGCCCCCCATGGCACCAAAGACCGAGCCGGCGTCATAGCCCGACCTCGGCAGGGCCCGGGAGATGTCGCTGACGTTCAATTGGTCGTAGCCTCTGTTCATGTTCGCGGTCAGCGAATCCAGAATGCTGCGGTCGGTGGTTGCCGCCCGGTTCGCATCGAACTGCCGGCCCAGGTCGGCACGGAGCATCCCGGCCTGCGAGTCGCCGCGATCATTACGATCCAGCAAGGAATCCATGAAGCTGCGGGTCGTCTGGGCGCCATTGAACTCCGGCAGCGCGGGCGGAGTGAATGACGGCGTGGACATAGCCGGCGCAGAAGACTGCGACGAGGTCGCCCCGCCACCAGCGGCAGGCATGTCACCTCCGCCATAGCCGGCAGCGATCAGCCCGCCTGGACCAGACGCCGTGAAGCCGATGTCGCCGCCGTAGCCAGACGACGGCAGCCCCGTCCGAAGAGTCTCCAAGATCTGCGGAAGGACTCCAGACAAGACGCCGAGCTTGGCGTACTGCGGCCCGGCGGCCTGCTGCGCTGCCGCAGCATTTCCCCTGGCGGCAGAGTCTGCAGCAGCGGCAGCAGCCAGAGAGTTGCCCAGTTGGCCCTGCATGTTGCTGTTGGCTGCCGCCATCTGCCCGTAGGCGTTGGCGGCAGCGATAGACTGGTTGGCAAGGCTGGCCGCCTGGGCCGCACCAAGGCCGCCCAAGGCCGACTGATTGGCCGCCCCGAGAGAGGCACGGGCCCCATACAGATTCCCAACGGCATTCCCGGCCGCCGCATCCCGGGCCGACAGACCCTGCATGGCGCTGCCGAAAGCATTGGCCATGGCTGGGTTCGACGAGCCGTACATATCCCCCAGAGCAGAAGCCGCGGACGCGCCGAGCTGGCCAGTGGCATTGGCAACAGAGCTGCCAACCGACCCCAGCCCCTGCATGGCTGCCGCTCCCATGCCACCCATGGCACCCACGCCCTGCCCGTACAGCCCGGCAGCCGACTGGCCAAGATTGGCTTGGTTGGCGAACAGCGACTGCGTGGCCTGGGAATAGGGATTGGTGTAGGCGTTTAGGGCCCCGACCTGGGCGCCGGCATTGGCCCCGTACAGCCCGCCCAAGGCGTTCGCAAAACTGGCCGGCTGCTGGTACAGCGTGGCGTCTCGCTGGGCGTCGGCCTGCTCGCGGGCCGCCATCCAGTTGCCTTGCGCCCCGTACAGGGCAGCATTCTCGGCCCCTTCGGCCTGCCGGTGCGACTGGTAGGACTTGGCCGCCAGCGCCTGCGACACGGGGTTCCCCGAGTAGCGGTATGTGGGCAAGGAATTGAACGGCATGCGGGCCTCCTATTTACTTAATGTCCTGGGGAGGGCGTCAGGAGTCAGGGAGGGGGTTGATCTCTGAAATAAGGGTCAATTGCGGCGTTTCGATGCCGACAGTCTCCCGCACCTCGCAGGTGTCGGTGTCGAAGGTCGCCCCGGCAACGATGACCTCCAGGATCTCGTCGTCGGCCTGCGGAACCACCGGCAGCAGGACCTTCACCCGCGCCCGGGTGGCCACCAACTTGTCGTCCACGTACTCCAGTTTGGTGATGACGGTCTGGTCCATGAAGGCCATCAGAATCGGCGGCCCACCTCCCAGCGGTCGGTTGATTGTGATGCTGTTGTCGAACAAGACAGGGCCGAAGAACGTCGTCGGGCCGTAGTGGAAGGACGATGCGAACTGGTACGACGGCCCACCGTTGAACGTGGGGCCGTTGTTGGTGACGGTGCTATTGTTGGTGACTGGCCCTCCGGCGAACGTGTTGTTCGCAACGTGCATGTCCCCTTCAACGAACGTGTCCCCTTCAACGAACGTATCGCCATCCACAAAGGTGTCGCCCGCGTTGTAGATGTTCTCGGTGTAAGCGTCCCCGACATCGATTTGGCCAGCGCTCACCTCACCGGCCTGCACCCCGCCCGCAAACTGGTGGGGGTGCCCGGGAGCCCATTGGGAGATCAAGGGGTTCCAGTTGGCTGATTGCCCAGGCGTTGGGGCGTACGGGCTGTACGGCCCGCTGCCTTCAGGGACATCTACAAATGGAATGTTGTCCCACGCCATCGGCTGCCACGCCGGCATGTTGATCGACACACTGCCCGGCGTGATCGGAGGAAACCACGGGGCGCTCTGCGGGCGGTACGGCTCCACCTGTCCGGGCGGCGGCGAGATCGTCGGGTACAGTCCAGACCACGGGTCTTGGTAGGTGAACTGCATCGGGCCGCGATGCTCAAGCGTCTGGGCGCAATTGCACAGCGCCTGGGCGAGATCCTGTGCCGACCCCTGATCCTGAAACGCCCCTCGCAATGCCGTCTGAATCTGGTTGGCTTGGCGGGTGAACATCTACTGCCCCACCCCCGACACAGCAATGCCGTGAAGCGTCAGGTCGTTTGCGGCCGTGCGAGTGGCCGACAGGTTGAGGGCCAGATGCCGGTCAGCGCCGGCCGACTGATCATCGACACGCCCAGAGTACGCGCAAAGCGCATGGCCGGTAGCGTCTCCCAGCGACGACCGCGTCAGCTTCAGGTTGAGTTTCGCCGCCTCGCCACCCTCGGTGGTGAACCCAGTGCCACGGTCGGTTCGCACAGCAGCCTGCCGGGCAGAGGAGGAGTTGTTGTAGTGAAGTGCAAGCGACAGCGTGCAGTCGTTGGTCGTCGGCTTGTACAGCAGTCGGATTCCCCGATCTTCGTCTTTCGGGTCGAACGGCAGATTGCCTGTCCGGTACGTGCAGGCGATGCCCGTGGCCGCCCCGGCGCTGTTGATGTCTTGCGTGCCGGAGTCCAGGCGATAGATCGACCCCGTCTGCCCGCCGACCAAGACCGTCTGGCGACTGGAGCTGATCACGCACTCCGCGGCAGCGAAGGTCTGGGCGTAGTTCTCGGCCCACCAACTCTTGGTCATGGGGTGGAAGCACAACGCCCGATCTGGCATACCGGCGGATGCGGCGTAGAAGAATCGGACTATGCGGGTCTGCGGATCGACGCGGACGAAGAACCACTTGGACGACGGGAAGTGGATCAGGCCGTCTGTCCAGAAGGTGTCCACGGCGTCCGACAGCGGCACAGCGATCTGACCGTCGAACATGTACATGCCGATGGAATCGACCACGTACGCAACACCGTCATGGATGTCCCAGCATCGCTGGTTGAGGCAGCCGCGGTGCGCCAATAGGGAAATGGAGGCGTCGATCACGGGCTGGGCAGCGTACGAGAGCCGATAGGCTCGCCGCTGCTGGAAGGCGACCAGCGCCGACCCGAACGGCATCAGAGCCGATATCTTGTCGGTGCCCTTGACGTTCTCTTGGATGACCAGCTCGTTCGTCTCAGGGACCGACTCTGGCTCGTCCACCTCAGAAAAGTACAGGCTGTTGGGTTCGCTGCCGGAGGTGTCCACGCCGTACCACGCCCGGTCCTGGAACATGACGATGGCCGACTTGTTTGTCGGCGGAGGCGTGAACCTCTTGGCATTCGGCTGCCCGTTCGGCAAGACGATGGGCAGGGCTCCAAACCATGGCGTGCGGAACGTAAAGACAGCCCCTGACGGGGGGTCAAATTCCAAGGCCGCTCCGCCAGCGGTCGCCGCGATCTTAAACGTATCGTTATCCACATCGCGCGCGTAGTATGTCACGCCCGCCGTGTAGATGAGGTCAGTTGAGGTTGTGAAGACAATAGCCTCATTGTTAGCCAGCCCGTGCGAAGGGCAAGAAAGCGTGTAGGCTGGGCTTTCAAGGACCGTGGCCGTCTTGGTCCTGTCAGGGTCGATCAGCCCAGCGTCCGACATGACATCGGTGTATGCGGTCGGCAGGTTGTTGGATCCATCCCTGGGCAGCGATGTTACGCGGTACAGCACCAATGCCTGATCGGAGGTGGTTCGCCACAGCTCCACCCGGCTGGCCCGAGCCTCGGCCCCCGAGTTCGACCAACTCCACGCCAACGAACCAGCGGGGCCGGTCAGCTCCACCTCCGTGAGGTCCGTGATGGAACTGGCTATCGGGCCGTTGGATGCCTCCGGCGTGTCATCGACATAACGCAAAGCGCACCAGTACTTGCCTGTCAGGCACGGCTGGGCGACCGCCGACAACGACGCCGGCCTTGGCAGCAGTCCTGCGGGAGTGACAATGCTGGCTGTCGGGGCGACGAGATAGGCTCCGCCTTGCCGAACCGTGACGGCGGTGATCTGGCCCGCCGACAAGCCAGTCCCCACCGTGCATTCCGCATACGCCCCTCCGCCCTCGGACGACTGGAAGGTGAGGCGAGGAATGCCGGAGTACCCAGACCCAGCGGCGCTGACCGACACGCTGGCTACCCGATACTGGATGACCACAGTCCCGGTAGCGGTGGTGCCTGGGCTGGAGCTGAACGTGACGGTGGGGGCGGATGTGTATCCGCTGCCAGCGTTGACGACCGCCACAGCAACGACAGCGCCGTTCTCGTCGATGCTTACCCGCAGGAGCGCCCCGCTGCCGCCGCCGCCACTCACGGTAGCCGTTGGAGGCGCGGTGTATCCGGCCCCGATGTTCGTCATCTTGATGTCCAGGACGAATCCCGAGATCGTCACCGCAAACGCGGCGCCGCTGCCGGCTGGAGAAGAGCCGTCTGGGGCGGCGACCGACACCGTTGGCGCTGCGGTGTAGTCCCGGCCGTAGCTCTGCATGACGATCCGGTGGATGCGGCCGTTCAGCACCTCGGCCTTGGCTGCCGCCGCCAAGCCAGATCCGCCAGAGAACGTCACCGCCGGGACCTTCTGATAGCAGAACCCACCGTCCACCACATCCACGCTGCGGACAAAATACTTGGGCGTATAGTAGGAGGGGGTGACGGCGGGCGGCGTCGCTGGGGCAGTCAGCCCAAGTTGCTCCACGGCGGCTGTCACGCCATCCCATCGCAATCCGCGATCAACCCCGTTCACTCCGTAAATGTCCCCATGACGACCTCTGGCGAAGGTCATCGGAACCGAAGTGGAGAACGGGGACGACGAGAGCTGCGTCAACTGATGCCCTTTGCGACGAAGATGTGACCGCTGGAGTTCTGGTAGACCACCGCCTCCACGCCAGCCAGGGGGGCGCGAAACATCTCAACGATGGGGACGGTCGTTCCGGCATGGGTGGCAATCGTCACGCTCGCCTGCCCGTTGCGGGCCGACAGCTCCCCCGGCCGGCGGCACTGGAAGTTCGACTGCGTGACGGCAGCCCCAATCGGGACAGCGTACGGGCTGGCGTTGGTCACCAGCCCCTTCCAGGTGTCGATGATGATCATCCTTGGTCTGGCTTCAGGGGCGTACGCCAGCCTCCATCATGGTAGATTTCCTTGCTGCGACCGGAGAGCGGGGCTAACTGGTCCTGCTCAAACGCCAGCCGCAGGTCACGCTGGTACAACTGGAACGCCCGGTCCTCACCCTTGCCGCGGATCCGGGCCAGCCAATAGTCGCAGCAGGAGTCAACAGCCTGCTGCATGTGCGGCGCAACGTCAATCGGATCGGTGATCAGATATTTAGTCGATGAACTAATAGTTCCCGAGTCGGCGGTCGTCAGGCTGGTGGCCGATGCCACGGCGGTGATTTCGGTTTCCGCCATCCACGGCGTCAGCGCTTCGATAGGCCCGGGGGAATTAGAGGTGTCGCCAACCCGAAGGATGGAGCCGACCATCGCCGTCGCGAAGGCAGTGCTGGTTCCGGTGACGGTCGCGCTGGTCCGGGCGAGAGTGCCCTGCCGTACGGCCGTCTCATGCCCCGAGTAGCGGATCGGCCGAGCCGACCGGCGATAGGTGAAGTCCACCGTCTCCACCTCGGTCGGGTGGCCAATCAACCGAATGGCCCAGCCGGATGAATGCGGGTCCTTCACCACGGTCCAGTGGTACGGGCTGCCAGAAGAGTTCGACACACGCTCAATCTTCATCGCCTCGTCCGGCGTGACATAGACGCCCGACCACCAATTGAACTCGTCGCTCGGCTCGTCCATGTTGCGGAAGTCGGACGGCAGCGGATACAGCGCGCGGAACAGCGTGTACGAGGTGCCCGCAGTCACATTCAGTCCGGAGAACTGAGAGCCCAGAGTTGCGGAGGTCGCGGAGACATAGGCCCCGATTGGATACGAGCGGTCGCCGCACCGCAGCGTCCAGTGCTTGGCATTGGCCGCCGTCACGCCGGCCGTGGCAAACGACCCGCCAGTCAGCGCGACCGTGCCAGACGACACCTCAACCGTGCCCGTGGAGTAGGTGGCGTTGGTCACCACCCGCCCGTGGACATGGTAGTAGGACCAGTCCCTGATGGTCGTAACCTCGCCATAAGCCTTCTGGACGGCCGTGCGGATATCACGCTGCTCGGCATCCTGCGGCCCGCCGTAGGACGAGACGATGAGGGATTCGACAAGGTCAAAGTAGGTGAGGTATGACATGTGTTAGCCCGATGCAGTCACGGCTCGGGGGGTTGCGGTAGCAGGGCGACAGCGTCAGCCCAAGGGATGACTTCGACCGCAGCCCCGAGGGCGACCTTGTCGGCGTGCCCCCACATGGCGTGGAGCAGCCCGCCTGGTGCGACCTCTGTAAGAACGTCGGCCGAAAGCATGAGCCGTCCATCGGTCAAGACGCTTGGAACCGGGACGCAATTCGTCGATCCGTACTGGGCGTGCAGTTCACCTAGCCGCCCAGCCAACTGCACCGTGAACACCAGCGCATAACCGCGAGCGGCGGCGTAGGAAATCGGGAGCGTGAGGTCGGCGAGGGTCATACGTTTCGCCCGAGTGCGGTTTGGAACGCCTGCATGGCCGCGTCGTATAGCGCAATCTGCGCCGCAGACAGCCCCGCCCCTATGGAGTACGCAGCCAGCGTCTGATTTGAAAACAGGGCTGGCGTGTACGCATTTGTGTCCGTGGCTTGGTCGTTTCGCGCGAACACGGCGAACGGAATCGAAGTGCCGGTAACAGTTCCGCTGACAGTGTTCTCTGCGGACAGCACAGTTCTGCGAAACGCAACAATCACAGTGCTTGTTGTACGGGTAGCCCCGATGAACGAATCATGCGGTGTCGGTATTGCAAAACTGCCGCCGTTGGCGCCTAGCAAATTGCCGCCCGCGCCTAGTTCCCACGTATTCCCGAGCGCGGTTGACCGCGCACTTAGCAGCACGCCGCTGTTGACTGAGGTCCGCTTGTAGACGGCGAGGTGTGACTGCACGTTTCCGCCGGTAATCCACGCGGATGACGAAACTCCTGTCTGGAGGTACTTGTTGCTGCCGTTGCCCGTCAGGCCAGAGGCTAGGGTGTAGTCGCCGCCGACGAAGTTGACGTTGGTGTCCGCGGTGTTGCCGTACTGCGTTCCAGCGCGGCTCGGGCCTCTGTAGAGCGGAACGAGTGCGGCTAACAGGCCGTCGCCGGCCATCAACGACAAACGGTAGAACCGATCCCGCAGCCCAGCCGAGTCGATACTGCGGCAGAACGTCGTAACGGCCGCCATGGTTGACGCCGACACGGTGCCACCATTGGCGATGACGGCAGATCGCCACGCCAACGCCTCGGGGTGGCCGCTAGTCTTGGGTCGCAACAGCGCACCGCTCATGCCCATGGCGTCAGTTCCTCGTCGGGTCAGGCTTGCCGTCGTTCGCCAACCGCGGTCAGCCCTTGGCCATGACGGTCATGGCGCAGGTGGTAGCACCGACCACAACGGGCACCACATGACTCACAGAAAACAAAGCGTCCGGCACCGGATGAATGCCGACCGTCAGGGCCGTGGTTACCGCCGCGCCGTCCGCATACACTCGCTGGGGGGCGACCCGTGGGTCAACGGTCCCGAACCAGTTGATCTGCGTGGCCCCATTGGTGTTGGCGATCATCACGCACGCCCCACCAAAGACTCCGAACGGAAACATCCCAGAGGTGGTCGCAGCCGAGCTGTTGGCCGTGACCACGGTCCCTGGTGAAAAGTGCCTCGCAATCTCGTTCATACCCCTCTCCCCTTTGCCCGGTAGGCGTGTTTCTCAATGATCTTGGCCCGCAGCTCCTTGGCGTTGGCTGTGGGGTTCTTCCGCTTCTGTTTGTGAACCTCATCCTGAACGATGGATTCCGCTAACAGTTTGCGTTGCGGCGGCGCCGGGCCGGGGTCGTAGTTCACGCTCCCGGCGACGGCCATGCGGCGAGCCTTGGCGACCTTCAGCACATCGTCGTTGCCGCTCACCCAGGCCGCCGGATCCCGCCAGCCGCGACCGTCAGCGATCCCGGAGCAGTAGTACTTTCCGGTCGGGTTGATCCCAGCCCGCTTGGCCTCGCGAATCATGTACTGGGCCTGACGCTTCGGCAGCGTGTCGAACTGCTCGTTGTTCTGCCGGCCTTCCAGGAACGCCCGGTCAGACCCTCTGGTGCCGGGGGGGCATTGCAGGGCGCACATCTCCGCCCATCGCTCGCCGTAGGGCAGGGCAGCCTTATAGGTAGTGACAGCGTCAGGGCCAAGCGACAGAACGGAGTCAGGAATGCTCATACAGGTCTATTGGGCCGGAGGGCCTTCGGGGGGTGCGGGAGGTCCTTCTAGCCCCGGCGGCGGGCCGGGGGGCGGAGGAGGGACGAGGAACTCCGAAACGTCCATCTGGTTGACCCGGCCCCACGTTGACAGGAGGGCGTTGAAGATCTCGGGCTTGCCGGCCTGCAACATCCCCTGCGACACCGGAGCCAGGATCTGCATCAGGTTGTTCAGGTTCTCGGTCTTGGTGGCGATGTTCGGCTTGCGTGCCGAGCCGGCCTCCACCCGATACGAGTACTCCCGGACGATGTTGTCTGGGAGTTCGTTTTGGACATGCATGCCCCACGCCTGGGCTGCCATCGGCCCAAGGAGAGGCTCCACATCCTGCGGGGAGATCAGCCACCGCGCCATCAGGGCCTCCTTGCGGGCGACCTCAGACAGCCGGTCTTCCAGCGTGTTGGCGTAATCGTCGGGCCTGACCGAGATTTGCTCGCTCTTCACGGCGGCTTCTGCCGCACTTCTGAAGGAGCTTCTGGTCATACCATAAATAAGCTCGGTCAAGCCCACCCGGCGGTCGAACATCTCCGTGACAGCCTGGACGATGTTGTACATGTCTTGGGTGACGCCGGGCATCTGGAACACCGAGATGACATCGTTCACCGAGCGGCCCACAGCCTCGGAGATTTCTACGATGTTGAAGCCGCCTTCGCTCTTCTCCAGGATCTTCGATTTGATGTCCGGGTCCGCGGCCTTCGCCACGCCGATGAGCGTCTGCGAGGAGGTGGCAATGCGGGTCGCCAGGAACGACATCGCCCAGTTGATGAACCGCAGCTCACCGATGCCGGGCTTGATCAGACTGATCGGCCAGGAGTAGCCGGGCTGGCGATGCCAATCCAAGAGCGTGAACGGCCACCCGTTCGGCTCTGCCCAGAAGGGGATCGGCCACTGGCAAGACATGAACAGCGTCTGCGGGACGCCCGTCTCGTCCACCTCCTCTTGGAGCATGGCCGGCGGAGCGTTCAGGGGGAAGTCGATTCCCTCCGCGACGACGATGTAGCAGTTGGGCCCCAAGGCGTCGAACTTGCCTCGCAGGTCACGGTCGGCGTCCTTCAGCCGGTCGCCAAACCCAGTCTTGCTGTAGACCTCCCAGTAGCAGATCAGGTCGTTGGTCTTGCCAGTCTTCTTCTTGTGTTCGTAGCCCCGGCTGCCCTGCTCGGCCCGGGTGGAGTAGGACTCAATGTGCCCCTTCAGCTCCGAGCGATCCAGGCCGAACTTGGCCGCAACGTCGTCGATGGGCTGCACTCGCCTCCGGGCCGCCCAGCGAATGTCGTCGAACTCGTCCGCGTCCGGGTCCCACACCAAGTTGTCGATGGAGTCATAGAACGACCCAGCCAACTTCACGGCAGATCCGGGCGGCTGGTACAGCTCATGCCACCACACCCCAGCACCCTTAATGAACGCCTCGTCCACCACCTTGCGAGTGTGCCGCTTCAGGTCCAGTTCGTTCGGGGTGTAGTTCAGGTAGTCTTCCAGGAGTTTGGCGATCAACTTGCGCCGCTCGTACATGAACCCCTGCTGCTGGACGGCCTGCTGGTAGGCCATCATCATCATGTCTGGCATCATCACCATCTGGCCGTCCGGCCCCATGACCGGCTGGCCATCTGGCCCCATCTGCGGAACCGGCGGCTGGGGTTGAATCCCCAGCATCGCCGGGCCGATCAGCGGATAGTCCTTGGGGGAGACAGTCCGCTGGGGGTTGCGGTGATGGATGACAGACCCAAAGAGAGTGACCGCCTCAAAGACGCGGTTCACCACCATCCGGTACGGAGGCGCCGAAATGCCCTTGTTGTAGCCCCGCTCGCCCCGGGAATGCTCGTTGCCCCACATGGCGTTGGGGTCCGACGAGTAGAAGCCCATGGCTTCCTTGGCGTCGTCGGTGAAGGCTTTCTTGTGGGCTTCAGCCTGCTTAATGCACTCCAGCCAGCGCTTGGCTATCGGGCGCAGGGGATTGTCGTCGGGCATGGCGTCTCCTACTGACTAATGCCCCTACTTGCGACTTTTGGGGTCCAGGGCCTCCAGCTTCTTCTCCAGGAGGGAAACACGCTCGGAAAGCAGGGTAAACTTGGGGTCCCTGGGCCGATGCTCCCAGAACCCGTACCGCTTCCATTCCGGGAACTCGTTGACGCCCTCGTCCGAGATATGGTGGACAGACGGCCGGATAATCACCCCCGACTCCCCCGACATGGCGTACAGGGTCAGGGTGCGGGCCGCCGCCTTGCAGACAATCGCCGGCACGTGCGGGGCGCCTTCATGGACCTGGAACAGGACGATCTCGCCAACTTCCGCCTGCGGCATTTCGTAGTTGCTCATCGACTGATACTCCCATTGGGGGCTAGGAACACACACGGATCTTCGGACTTGCGCTCACGGGCCAGCCGGGCGGCCCGCCACTTCACCCACCATGGTTCGGGGCCGACCTGAGACGGCGGCCGGTGGTATCGCGGCTCGTAGGCACAGAGGTATTCGGCTGTCTGGCAGGCATGGACCTCGCCCCGCGTCTGCGGCTCGTCGGTCACGTACACCTGCCCGTTGACTGTACTCGTCTTCTTCCGGTATCGCTTCAGCTCCCGGACGAGGTTGGGGCAGCCGCCCTCCAGGATTTTGAACTTGGTCGTCCCGTCGCCACGGATGTGCATCATCTGCCTGACCATGGCAGTGCGAGACGGGATGTCGTCCGAGCCGGGCAGGAACTGATGGCCCGTCAGGGCGAATTTGACGTTCCGCTTCTTCAGCTCCTCGGAGTACAGCTCATGCGGGAGCCGGCCGGACCCAAGGTCGCGCAGGGCTCCACCATGCATGTCCATGATCGCCGCGTAGATGTACTGGTGCTGGGCCTTGGCGCAGAACTGCTCGCCCCAGATCAGGGCGTTGCAGTTGCGGATGTACAGCTCGTCATAGAAGAGAAGGAACTTCTCGTCTGGGGGCACGGCTGCAAACAGCGTGGCCATGACGGCGTGCCCGGGGTCAATCGCAACGTACCGCGTCCACTCAGGCGGGATCTGGCCGTCAGGCAATTTCGACCGGCCCATCATGTGGACCGACGCATTGAACGTCGGGTACATGAGCGTGGAGCCGGTGGTGAACTCGCCCTCGGCGCGCATCTTCAGTTCGTCCGGGCCGAGCGCCGCCCACCGCTCCAGGTTCTTTTTCTTCTCCTCCTGGTCGATGTGGTCGTTGTCCAAGAATCGGAGGACGAACTTCCGGATGATGGGGTTTTCAATCCCCTCCTCTTCTGCCTTGTCGGCCCGCTCGCACAGGCCAAGTAGGGCGTCATTCTTGGACCACGGCATGGCCGACCAGACGAAGCGCCCCTTGCGATCCGAGAGGCGGGCCTGCATTTCCCCCACCCAGCGCTCATTGTTGATGTCTTCGTCGATATGAACGAGGTCGGCCTGGAAGCCCTGCGGAGGCTCTCCCTCTGACGAGAAGCAGTAGATGGTCCAGCCGTTGGTCAACTCGGCCTTATTGAGGTAGCCGGCGTTCTTCTGGGTCCACGCCATGTCCTTGATCATGCGCGGCGGGATTAGGGGAGGGGCCGGCTTGGACTGGGCCTTCCGTTCGATGTCGCCAAGAAGCGCGGGGTTGAAGGCGCGCCACATCCCAGTCGTCCTGTCCCGGATGATCCGGAACGCCCCGGCCTTGAACAACATCGGATACACCACCATGCCGATGTGCTGCCAGTTCTTGCCGATGATGACGAGGTTGCCACCTTCCTTCGGGTACTTGTTGTGCGGGTCCTGCCCTGTAGCGGCGCGGGCATCTTCGATGAACGTGCATGCACTCTTGCCGGATCTGTTGCCACCGATTACCAGACGTTCACTGGCGATGCAGGAATGGAACTCCTCCTGCTTCGGCATGGGCACCCATAGACGCAGTGCCTCCAGACGACGCTCAGTGAGCGCAGCCTGAACGTCCTTCATCTGCGAAAGGGCGTGTTGCGTCAGCCCGCCGATTGGGCCTTCAGCCTTCGGCGGGGGTGGTATCTTCGGATGCTTTGGCATGTTTTTTTGCAAGAAAACGTGACGCAGGGCTGGGCGTCCATTCGCCGCACTGGTCAGTGGGGCCGGTCAGCGGGAAGGAGTTGTTGTCCGGGCCCGCTATCGGCGGGTATCTCCGGCACTTGCCGAATGTCTCCGACACTGCCTGCCACCAGCGGCAGGTTTGGCACACTATGTCCATCGACCACCTCAACTTTCTGTATGGTCAGCGCCGCCTCCAAGACCTGTCGTCTCAGTTCGGCCTCCAGCTCTTCCTCGCTCATCAACTCCAGCGGCTTCTTCGATCCACCCATGGCAGTGTTGTCCTTCACCAGTCGGACCACGGAGTCCAGCATCTTGGTGCGGAATGCCCCGCCAACAGGCGAGTCGTAGAATTGCTTCATGAAGGCGTTCGCGAACCCACGGACGCCGCCGAAGTACTCCATGATCACTTCGGTCAGCTCGGACGAGTGCGGGATGTTTGCCCCGCCCAGGCGAGAGGCTTTGATAAAGGAGTCGATAGCCGACTTCTCAATCTTTGCCAGCCGCCGGTTGCGAACCTGCTTCCGCTCGCCTTTGAGACGAGCGTTCCGGCACTTGCGACAACGGGCGTGATACCCGTCCTTCGACTTGTGGAAGTTCGCAGTGGTGGCGGGGTAGGATTCCCCGCACTGTATGCACGCCTTATACCCCGACACTCTTTAGCCACGCAGGGGGAGGAATGTCGATCAACTTCACGCCGGGGTCCACATTGCCTTCCCAGCAGGACTTCAGTTTGTTGCTGATGTCCTTGGCCGCCACAACCTGCGGCTTGCCCACGCACTTCGGCTTCCAGTGCCCCGCCCAGGCGTCCCAGTTGCAGTACACCGGGTTGTACCCCAGCTTCTGCGTGCCCACCAAGGAGAGGTCGCGGGTCATCGTTACGTCTTCTGTGGAAGCCTTCTCGGCGGCGTACTTGTCCTTCCATTCGTAGTACGCAAACGGCTTGTCTTTCTCGTCCTGCGGTTCGATCAAGTCAAAGACTCTCATGTCAAAAATAATCAGGCCGGTCGGCAGGGCTGCGCACTCTTGGATTCCAGCCAGCTTTGCTGCTTCGGATCGCTCATACATCTTCAACTGGAAGTCCGGGTTTTGATGTTCGGACTGCATGCTGTCCCACTTGAACACGTAGACGCACTCCATTGGCGGCGGTCCACAGTAAGGAGCGCCGACCACATGCGGCCCCTTGCCGTAGTTAGAAATCAAGAAGTCAAGAGAGGACTGAATGAATGGCTTGGCCAAGGGGTCTTGCCCAACGTACATGTCGGGCTTCATGTCCGAATCGACCATCACCAAGAAGTCGGTCTTGAACTCTCTAGCCTTTTTGATGGCCTGATTGCGGCTCATCGTTATTGGCGTATCAGAGATGTTGAAGATTCTTAGCTCGCCGAATCGCTCGTCGCGCGCCAGGCCGCAGACCAGCGGCACCTGCCATTCCCTAATGTCTGGAGTTTCGGATGAGATTCCTCCGTTCCCGCCATACGCAAAATGAGCGAAAGCCAAATTATACTTCGGGGGCATTGGTTTCCTTTCTAATGAGGTCGCAGATTTCACTGAAGAGAGATGTAGCTTCCTGAGTCACTGAGCCGCTCTTTGTCCAGTTATCAATCGGCCGCGCTGGACGAAGGTTGCGCCAGTTGTTTGCCGCAAGAACTTGGACGCGGTCGCTGGGGTCGATTGCGCAGAGCGGATAGATGTGATCAATGTGCCAGCCGGCTCTTTCCTCCCATGACATGCCTTCCAAGAACTGCTCCTCCAACTTTTCGCGAAGCTCTTTAGGCGTGCAGCCGCACATCTTGACGGCAGCAGTCACCAATCGGCCCCGACCAACCGCCTTGGAAAGGCGAGCCTTGAGTTGGCACAGCAGCCGGTAGTCAGGATCGCTGTGATAGCGCTTTCGCTTATAGTCTCGCTGAGATTGACGAAATCGTTCCGCATTTTTAACGCGGTACTTGAGATTCCACGCCCGCACCTTTTCTGGGTTGGCTAGGCGATAGGCAGCATTGCTGGCGTTTACCGAAAGCCGTTTTTGTTCTGCCGCCGCTTGCTGCATGATCACCTCGGGGGGGTGGTGATAGTCTACCAGACTAATGGACGGCTGTCCACACTACCGAAACCGGCCACTAGCAGGCGGGCTGCTGGGTCGCTGCGGCATTGGGGGCCTGCCAAATGGATTGCCAGACATCGGCTGACCGCCAAACGGCTGGCCGTACGACTGCTGCGGTGCGCCGTAGGGCTGCGGCCGGTAGCCACCTCCGCCCTCTCCGCCCCCTCGGCGGCCTCCTTCGCCACCTCCACGCATGCCCTCTCCACCACGGCGGCCTCCCTCACCACCTCCACCACCCTCGCTCCCGCCGGGGCGGTAGTTGCTGAACGGGGCCGGTGATCCGCCATACGGCGTCCCCTGCGGCGACGGCTGGATGGGCTGGGCATTCCCCATTCGCCACTGCTGCTTGGGCGTCATCGGGGCGGAGGGGGCCGGCGGTGCGGCGGGACCATACATCGGCACCGGGCCTTGGGGCTGCGGGGCACGCTGGTAAGGCGAAAACCCGCCCGCGGCCTGCTGCTGTTGCCCCCCGTAGCCCGGCTGGTTGCCATAGGCTGGCGGGGCGTGCTGCATGGGCGGAGGGCCGTACGGCGTGCCCTGCGGCGGAGAGCCAATGGGCTGGCCCCACGGGTTATAGGGCCTCGTATACGACCCATTGGGCATAATGAGGCTCATCAGCTTTCCTCCACGGTGTCGTCTACGCCCATGCCGGTGTCCTGCATCATCCGCAGCCGGAGCATGTCCAGATACGGATCCTCGCCACGGACCTCGGCTATTAGCTGACGCAGGTAGTCCAGGTTTTGAATGGCCGGATCGTTCATTTCACTTTCCAGAAAATGGAAAAGCCTCTGACCAAGTTGCCCTGGTCAGAGGCTCCCCCCTAGCCCCAAACAGGGCATAACTCAATACCGGGTCTGCAGGATCGCCAAGACGTTCGCGCCAGTGGTGGCACCGACGCTGCACGCGCGGCCCAGGACGCCCACGCCGTTATCGCCGCCGCCAGTCGTCGCAGCCGAGAGCGGCGACACCGTCACGCGACCGGAGGTCGTCGCACCGGAGGTCACCGCCGTGATGCAACTCAGGCGATTGCCGACCGCAACGTCCGAGCCCGACAGGGCCACGGCCACTTCAGTCGGCCCGCTGACCGTCACCCAGAACACATCCTTGTCAGCCACGCCGCCCGCCGCCAGATGCTCGTCCACCACGCCAACCCGCTCCTCGTTGGTGACAGCCGCATAGCCGTCAACATGAGCGAAGACCGCCGTGCCGGCCGTGCCGACCGCAAACCGCACCACCCGCTTCGGGAGCAGAGCGGCGCCAGAGGCGTTCCGAACTGCCACGCAGGTCTTGATGCGGTTCGACCGCACCTTGCCGGTCGTCGGATCAACGTCCGGGAACTGCTTGACAGCACCCACCCAATTCTTGCCGTCGTCGTTGGAACTGACGCCGAGCGTCTGGCCAAGGGCGAACGGCGGATCGATCAGAAGACTCATTGGTCACTTACTCCTTGGTTTAGACGACGAGCTTGAAGAAGTTACGCGGGCTCTTGAACTTGAGGTTACCGAGCGTGGACACCACGTAGCGATATTGCTGCGTGATTTCGTCGTAAAACGGTCCCTCGCTGGTCAGCAAGTTCCCTTCCATGCAGAGCAGTTCGATGTTGCCCGTAGCCAGACCGTAGCCGGTGTTGGCGGGGACACTCACCTCGCTCCCGACCTCCACGCCGTCGAACTCAAACACATCCGTGAAGCCGTAGCTCCGCAGGCCGTTGGTCCGGCTGACGATCACCCGCTCCTTGGAATCCAGCGTGTTGAGGAAGTCGATGTACAGCCGCCGGTCCAAGAGGACCATGTCGATCTGGTCCTCCTTCGTATCGTTCCGGCGAGTTTGATGGATCGCCTCACGCAGCGCCTTGGAGCAGTTCTCCTTCCAGGTCGAAGCCCCGAAGTACGAGCTGTCCGCATTCACAATCACCGGGCTGAAGAAGTCGAACTCAGGATCGACCTCGCCGTCCGGCCAGGTGGCCGTCGCATCGCCCGACCCACCGTACGCACCAAGGACGGTCGAAAGACCGGCGTAGGAGTCGTTGGGGTAGTAGAAGCGATCCGCCGTGTTGGCCGTGCGGGCCGTAGCGCCCGCCGCACCTTCCTGGATCGTCTGAGTGGCGTTCATGAACGACTCAATGCCGTGGAACCGAAGCTCGTTCCCGGAGGCATAGCCGTCCTGGACCCACTCCTTGGCAAGATACTGCTCCATCGACGTTTGCAGGCGGCTCGCCAGCTTGCCGGCGACGTTCACCAGAGCCTGGGCGCTCCGATTTTCCAGCATCTCTTTCTTGTAGATGGCGTCCGTAACTTGGGCACCCCGGTACTCAAGCTCTAGCTTCTTCCACAGGTTCTCGCGGGCGAACGAGCGGGGAGTCTCGCCGTTGTTGCCCGAAGGATTGTGGTTCCTGTACTGGATCTCCCAGTCGAAGCCACGGCCACTCATGTTGGTGCGGATACGGCCCGCGCCCTCCAAGGCAGCGAAGAACTTAAACTTACGCAACGAAGCGACCTCTTCCTCCCGAAGGTGGTTGATGATCGTCGTTGCAATGGAACGTGCCCAGTCAGTCGAACTGCTCATCAGATCACTCCATCGTTAACGAGTTGGCCGCGAAGACGCTCTTCAAAAGACATCCGCTGGCGGGGTGCCCGCGGCTCTGTGGTTCCTGCACTGCGATTGGGGGTACGGGTGGCGCGCTCCCGAAGGAACTGCATGTTGCCCTCTGCCACCGGGTCAGACGGCGTGGCGGGAGCAGCCGGCTGCGGCTGATGGGCCTGGGCGCCAAGGGCCTGGCTCTGCATCTGCTGGTAGCGGACGTTCAGCAAGTCCCGCTGCAGCATTCCGGTGGCGAACTTCCAGCGGGCCTCGGGGGTTTGGATGCCGTATTCTGCGGCCTGCTGGATGTACGCCTGGACGGCCTGACCTTCACGGGTCACGTTCCCCGACTCATCATAGAGCCAGTCGGAGTTCTGCCGCTCAAGGTCCTGCACGTAGTTCTGAGACTGATACTGGCCCAAGTGCTGTTCGACCAGCTCCTTGGCCTTCTGCATCGCAACGTCTTCGATGAACGGCTTCAGCGTGTTCTCAGGATCCGTGACGAACTTGCGTGCGAAGTTTGCCGTGTAGTCCTGGTACTTCCGCAGGGCCTGCTGGGCTTCGTACGGGGCGTTGGGGTCAATGACCTCCTTGCCCGTCTGTGGGTCGCGGACGATGTAGCCCTTGTAGCTCTCATCGACCGAAGGCGGCGACCACCACTTAGCCTTCTCGGCCGGCTTGGGCTGGGCGGCCTCTCGCTGTGAAGCCTGCCAGCGCTCGTACTCAGCCTTGTTGCGCAGGTACTCGTTGGCCTGCGGGATCAGGTTCTGGTACTGATTCAGAACCCGCTGACTCTCCAGGTAGCCCTGCTTGGAGCGGTACAGGTCTTGAGCGATAGCGAGGTCGTCGGCGCCCTGGTATTCCGGAAGGTGGCGGAAAGCCTCGTACGGTGTGGAGAAGCCCTGCGAGGGCTGGCCAGCGTCAGACGGCGGCGCAGCCTCAGAGACTGGGGCGTCTGCGACCGGCGCTTCGTTGAGAATTTCGTCCGACATAAACCTCAGTGCCTCGGGGGGAAGGGCTCTGAAAGGTTTAATGCCGCTAGAGGGGCGAAAGTGTTACACCTACCGCACTTCCGCCTGCGGCTCACTCGCTGCCCCACCAGCAGCAGCCGCCATTGGTGGCAGCAGTCCATACTTCCGCAAGATGCGGATGGAGTCTTCGGTGCCAGGGAACATCACGTAGTTGCGGGTGCCTTCTGCTGCTCTGCGTGAGTTGCCATCGAAGTAGCGAACTCCCGGTATACCACGCTCCAGCAAGACCCTGGAAGCGTCCCTCGCGGATCCACCAAGGTTGTCCTGCGCCCGGGACAGGGCGTTCGACCCACGCCATCCCTCTTGGCCGAACGTGAAGTGCGACGGGGCCCGGCCGTAGCTGCCCAGCATGTCCTGGATCGCCCGGGGCTGCTCAACCACGGGGGAGTCCAAGTCAAGCAACGCATCTTCTGGCACACCCAGCTCCACTTCGTACATGCGCCCACGGCGAACTGGCGGCGGCGGCGTATCCCCAGCACTCCGCAGAAACTCCAGCCCCTGTTGCATGAACTCCGGGGGCGTCTCTTTCGGAAACGGAATCCCAGACAGGGCGGACTTCATCGCCTCTTCTATGTCTCGTACTGTAACCGCTTTCGCCATGGCCGCGTTGCTGGCGTGAATTCCAGAGTTCGTACGCCACCAATTGGCCGCAAATTCCTCTGGAGTCCACGCGGAAAGGGAGCGCATCTGGCGGTATGAATCTGCGACTGCCTCGTTGCCGGCAAAGTACAACCCGTGCCCGAAAGCCTGCACGCCCTCGCCTGTGCCAATCTTGCTCGCATCAAAACGGTCGAAGTCATGCGGGCTGCCGTGGTAGGCCCGGATGTACTTAGACTCCGGGGCTGCCCGGCCAACTGCTGAGAGGAGGTCGTCTAGCTTGCCCATCACTCGCCCCCTTGTCTGCGAGCAGCCGCGCCGGCCCCGACCCACACTGCGGGGTAGGCCGCCTCTTGCCCGACCAGAGCAGCACCGCGCAGGCCGTGGATCGCCTTGGCTGCTGGCGCGGCTGCACGGAGCCCCTTGGCGAGGTGGCGAATCGCGCCCGATGCCCCACCAATTGGATCGACAACCGCTTCGGCCCCGTAGCCGACAACGTCAGTCTTCCAGTTGTCGGCCCATCCAAAGTCGCCCTTCAACACCTGCGGGCCTTCAACCAACTCGTTGTCTTCCGGCGGCGGCATGGCCGCCATGGGGTTGCCGCGCGTCTCAAACATGAGCGGATGATCAAACGGAATCGACTGGGCGGCATCACGTTCTTTTGCCCACGCCTCATTCGGCTCCTTGCCATGAGCGATGTTCCACGCCCCGAACGTGGCCTTGTTCGCCACGCCACCAGACTTCTCGGCCGCCTCGTCCAGATTCCAAAGCGAACGCACAGTGTTTACAACCGTGGAAGGCGCAGCACTGATGGCGTCCGCGGCGTTGCGAAGGAACATTCCAGGGGCAAGGACAGGACGTTCGCGGTAGGGCGAGGTGTCGGGCGGCTTGAGGTTCATGTACCGGCCCCGAACCGGGACCATGATCGGTCGCCCCAGTGTCTCCTCGTACACCGGCCGGCGGTAGATTTCAGCATCGTCGAAGGCCGCCCGGTCCTCCTGCTGGATCTGGGCAAGGCGTGCAATCAAGGCGGCGTGCTTGACCTTCTGCTGGTACTCAGCGTCGGTCAGCACCTGATGGGTCATAAACCCAGGGTGGTTCACTGCCACGCTCGCCATGGAGGGGTAGGGCTTGTTGGGCTGACTGGAAGTCTCGTCTATCGCCTGCTGGATGCGATCATAGATGTCAGCCATTACTCATCTCCTGCCGGGGCGAGAAGCGGGGCCAGGAGGGATGCCCCTATGCCTTGCTCAATGATGCGGCGGCGCATTTCGTCGGACATGAGGTAGCGTCGGCCGGGCGGGGCAGTCTCGGACTGGGCTGCCTCATACCGCCGCGCCGCTGCTCGTTCGACCCTGTCTCGGACGCGGCTCTGCGCGTGAGACATTTCCTTCATTCGCTGCACATCATGCAGCACCTCGCCAATCCTTTGGTTCGCAATGCGCTCTGCGTCATCAAACGAATGGCCCGCCAATTCCAAGTCCCCCCACAGCACATCGCGCAGGCGAGTCGCCTCTTCCATTGTGATGCTCGGATCCCATGGAGCATCCATAACGACATGCGCGGCCGTTTCGCCAATGCCGCGCCTGCCATGCGGCCGGTTTCTTGGGAACCTGTTGTTAAGGTCTGCTTCTAGTTCCAAGATCCGGTCAAATGTCTGCCGCGCCGCGTAGCCGTCTGGGTCCATGCGCCACGCCTCTTCGGCAAAATCCTGCATTGTTTTGGGGGCGGCAGTGTCCTCCACCAGCCCGCCCGTCTTCCTGCCGAGACGCTCCAGCGCACCAGGGACCACCTTGCCGTATAGGTGCTGAAGGTGTTCTAAGTCGCCGCCAGAAACTGCTGCCGCGCGCGGGCTGACGACTTCTATGGCGCGGTGTCCCTGCCGGGCGGCCTCCAGCGCCAGCCGCTTGATCAACAGGTCGCTCCAGGTGTCTTCAATCGCAAAGGGGATCTGCGGTCGGAAAGGCTCGCCAACAATTTCTCCATCATCCCCAAGATTGAATCGCCACCCTGCGTTCTGCAAAGCCTCTTGATAGTCCGCGTCCGACTCGGTGCGGCCCTGCCGTGGAGCCCTGTCTTTCTGCGACTTAATGTTGTGGTTGTTGATGTCGGACTGTATCTCGTTGATTCGCAGCGCATCGCCGTGTGTGTCGTAGCGTGCATGGGCAACTGTTCCGGCAGAGGCCGCTCGGCGCGTTTCGCGGCTGGCGTCCAGAAAGTCGCCCGGGTAATCAGTGTCGAAGTGATGAGGCTTAGGCAATTCCCGGGCCGGGTTTGCTGGGTCAACAAGCAACAGTTCTGAATACTTTTCACCACCTTGGCCATAGGTTTCAAACCGCGGCATGCCGTGGGCAACGCCGCCGGCCAGTGGAGACGGCTCGCCCTGAGTGACGGGCAGATCTCTGTATTGACCAGGCGTTACCACCTGCCCAGATGGATCGGTTGTTTCGTAGTGCCACACGCTTTGCGTGGGCGGATTGCCGCCCAGCACCACCTCCTTGTGCGTGTACGCCGGGCTGCGTTCCAGGACTCTTGCCAGCAGTTCCGCCCGCGGCACCGTGTCGCGTCCTGCGATAACCGAATCCAGATCGGTCGCCTTCAGCTCCCAGCCGGGGACGCCGTCCTTGTACCGCTTCAGCAGGCCAGGGAGTTCCTGCGTGCGGACGTTCTCGGGCATGGCCTGGATGGCACGCTCCAGGCGGGAGTAGATGCCAGGGCCGGGGTTGTAGGTCAGGAGGCCGGCAATCGCGCGGCCGGCGTCGTCCAGTTTGCCCATCTAGCAGTTCCACGCCCGCAGGGATTTGTTGATGCGGCTGTCGGGATCGTTAGCCGTCTCTTTGCTCGTCAGCTTGTCTTTCATGCCCTGCATGCGGGCGCAGAATGAGTCCCGCCTGGAGCCCCCTTCTGGCTGCGGGGGCTGGAGATTGGCATCGTTGGCCCGGTTGTATGCGGCCCGCCCTCGGGCATTCAGGCCGCCATCGGGGTCCTGGCCCTCCTTACGGGTCCAGGCATCCGCCTTCAGCCTACGGATCTTGTCGCCGTCAGCATCCATCGTCGTCCCCCTCCTCCTCAAACAAGAACCAGAAGGGGTTCACATGCTGGCCAGAATCTGCCGGACCATATCGCCTTCACGGTCCTGGCGGGCCTTCTCGGCCTGGATGCGGGCCAACTCCTGCTCATGCTGCATGCGGCGCATCTCTCGCATCTGGGTCACGCGGGAATCGTTCTCCCGCTGCTGAATCCCCATGTGCTGGCCCGCCATGCCGGCGAGATGGCCAGCCTGCTCGGCTGGAAAGAGAATCATGTGTGCCTCCTACTGACCATTGTCCTTCCGGCGGGCGTTAGCAATTGCCCGCCGCACCAACATCCGGCCTGCCGCATCAACGAACGGCAGGTGCCTTTTCTGTGCCTCTTCCTGCAGCCAGCCGACGATGGTGTCGATGTTCTGATCGCACCAGTCGCAGCCGCGGATGTCCATTTCGATTGCTCTTGCGAGGCATTTACAGCCGGGCTTCGGCGTGATGCCGATCTTGGACAGGAGCTTTTTCAATTCCGTTCCCGGGCCCGCTTTCGGCGGCGGGGGCGTATGCTCAACAACGCGGAGCTGAACCATCCCCCGGCCAGGGCTATCGCCTAGCAGCTTGTCAATCGCCGCCGCGAGCATGGCCGGATCCACGCGCCCAGAGTACGGGAGGACCATACTGCGCGTATTCATGAACAACACTCCGGCGGATCACAAGCCCTAGTACACACAGACTCCATGCAGTCTCGCGTGCCGTCAATCGCATGCCTCACCTGCTTCCACGCATCCCCGACGCACTGGCTGCTTGGCGTACCGCCCAGACAGTTGCTCACGGTGAGGTCGTCGATGCAGTCCTGCTCGCTTGCGTACCCGTAGCCGTCGATGACCACCGGGTCCGAGTCCTCGTTGGTAGGGGAGACAACTACGGAGACAAGCGAGCCACACGGGCAGACGGCCAGCACAACCTCAAACTCCGTAACGGCAGGCGAGGCCGGCGAGTTTGGCGAACACTGGTTTGTCCGCGTGACCGTGATGGTGACGAGCTTGCAATTCTGCGGCGGGCATAGGCCCAGCGCGTCGGTAGACGGGTTGCACAGGTCTGTGAACGAGTCTTCTACGGTTACGGTCTTGTCGTAGAAGACTTTGTAGTCCGCGGCTGGATCACAGTCTGTCTCCAGTTCGGCCGGGTCGCCGCAAGAGGCACAGTCGTCGGCCTCCACCCACCCCTCGGCCGGCAGGTCGTCCTGCGTGCCACGCTCCAGAAGGGCATCGACGATCCAGTCGCCAGTGCCGGGGGTGGCAAGGACGAGCTTGCGGATGTCGGGGATGGCACCTGACGATCCGGAAAACTCCTGCACGTACCAGTACCGAGTGGCGCCAGGCAAACACCAATCCGGTGCCACCGGCGCGCCGTCTGGACACTGCTCCTCCAGCGCTGCCACCGTGGCCACCACGCCGTCGATATACGGCACGCTCCAGCCGTACCATGTGGAGCCAGTAAAAAAGATGTCATCCCGGCATTCGCCATCCTCCCAATCCTCCTGGAAAGAATCGCGAATTTGCTGCTCAGTCCACCCGGGAAGGTCAATTAAAGCCTGCGCCACCTTCGCATCAACGCACGCCTCTTGTGATTCATACAGCCGGCTGATACAGCCAGGCAGCAGGTCAAGCAGGTCGTCATAGAGACTCAGGGAATACGAATCAGGCGATAGCTCCCGGGCGTCAAATGCCCAGTCCCACGGAGCGCAGGAACAGCACACAGCGTCACACGCCGGACAAGTGCAGCCCCCACCGCTACAGCACGCGCAGACCATAAGAAGCCCAAGGGAAGGTGTCCCTAGACAAGTGCCCCCAAGGGTGCCATCGGCCGCCTAATCGCAAGCCAGGGGCCTCCAGCGACACACGGCGTCAGGGGAGGGCAGAATGCGTGAAACCCGGGGGAAACACATGGGGGCCATAGGGGTGAAAAAAGTCAGGAGGTGTATTGACTGATGTATGGTGCTTCGCTGGGGGGGGTCGGGGGGTCGCCGGTCGCGCGGCGAGCCCTCCCTTCCCCCTGCCCCAACTCCTCGTCTCGCAACGGGTTATCCGTTGCCGGCAGTGTACCGATCCCCCTAACGGTTTCGCAAGCATCCCGGGCCGGGCCGGTTTTTCGCCAGCCCGGCCCGGGTGTGCATTGCCCCCTACCCCCTCGCCTT